AAGCGGCTACTGCAGCAGGCTTTGGTTCAGAAGTGGCGGCCGGACAGGCAGAGGGCTTTAAGGAACTGGCAGCAGCCATGCGGGAGAGTAAGGGCGGCGATAACGCTGAACTTCTGCGCATGATGATCGAGCGGCAAAACAAGACAGATGACGCGCTGGCGTCTCTCGCAGAGTCAGTCAAAGCGTTAGTTAACAAACAGACCGAGTCTTAAGAGTGGCGGCTTGACCCGCATGAACCGATCCAAGCGGATCGACCGGAAGGAGCAACGATATGTCAGCACAAATCACACTTCAGGCGGATCTGACCGTCACCTGTAACCGTCCGGGCGGTCCTCGGATCACTATTCCAGCAGGCACCGTTTTGACATTCCCCGATGCTATTGACGGGATCTTTAACGGTGTCTATCCAGTTGGCACGTCGCAGCGGAGCAAGAACTTCGCCACGGCTCTATGTGCTGCAGCCGATATGCTGGTAGACATTGGCGGTCGAGCAGCCCTCGTAGCGAACCTGACGCAGTTCACACCGCAGACGGTTGGCGGGCAGAGTTTCAATGTCTCGTTCGGTCCTTATGGACAGGCGACCTTCGACACTTCGGGTATCAGCCCGTCATCGTCGGTTTCGGCTTCTCCGAGCAGTTCCGGATCCGCGAGCCCATCAAGTTCGGGCTCGGCGTCGCCTTCGAGTTCACGTTCAGCGAGCGCGTCTTCGACCCCGAGCGCGTCGCCTTCGAACAGCCGATCTGCATCACCAAGCGCGAGCTAAGAGGAGTGAGTATTGGCTTGCGACACGTTAGCAAAACTCGTAACCGAGACTCTTATTGGGCTGGGTTCGCCACCCAAAGAGTTCTGTGAAGTAGAAGAAGCGGTCAGGGCGGTCATTCACTCGATCGCCCTGCTCAAACAGCATTCCACCTTATCCGCTCAAAACCTCAACCTGATTCCGTATGAGTGGGAACCGACTTCACGCTCCGAGATGCTCGTAGGCGTTCCAGATCTGGCTATACCGGCATGGGTAGAGAGAAAGTGGTCAACGAACACAAATCCATCTCAGGACTATTGGGTTGATGTCCGAGTTTGTAACCTTGCGGAACTGGAAAGCTCGAGACTGAGAGGCGAGTGGGGTAGATGCTCGTTCCATGTTGAGAACGGGCAACTGTGGATCACCTTCAGCTACGCCCCAACAGACTATTCATTCCGCACACATCGACTCTGGTACTCACCTGATGTTCAGTTAGCCCAGGCGTTCAATGATCCAACAGCGGGTCTGGACCTGAGCCCGAACTTCTTTCCGCTGATTAGCGCAATGTCTGAGATGGAGTTGATCTCCACCATGCGCATTCGGGCAGCCTCAAGTAAGAGTTCCAGCAAAGAACTGGTAAGCGCGTGGGATAAGCGCGAAACCTATCTGGACGGAAAGATTGCTGAGTGGACGGATCGGTTCAAGCACTTCGCACAGGGTGAAAGAGGGAATCGTAAGGGTGGGCGCCGACGCACAATATTGCCGCGGGGCGTGAGAATCTGAAAGGAACCTAAATGGACGCCGTTAAAAACTTTGCCAAGGTTACAGTCTCAGACGGTAACTACGATGACAGCGTGACTGAGATTGACGTGATTACTGGACAGGGCGCTCGTCTTCCTGCGGCCCCGTTCAATGCGGTCTGGTGGAATATCACCGACTATCCCGATCCATCTGATGACCCTGGCGTAGAGATTATCCGTGTGACTGCCGTGAGTACCGACACGTTGACGATCACGCGCGCACAGGAAGGGACGCCAGCTAACGATCATAACCTTGCGGGAAAGACATACGCTTTAGTCGCCGGGATGATGGCGCGAACTGTTACAGACATGATCGGAGACGTATTCGGATCTGGCACCGCGATCTTAGTCAGTATCGATGGGGAATCAATTGAGTTACGCCGGTCAGCAACTAAGGGCCTATCAATCGGAGCGTCCACAGATATTGAGGATACAGAAAGCATTTCGCTTGGCGACATCATAGGTAATAATAACGGTTCGTTTGTGAGCATTTCTGATCAGAACCAGCGCTTCACCCTTGTGGGAATGGACCTTGCTACGGATAGAACGGAAAGCGCGTCTGTCGCAGTCGGAACGTTGGTAGCGAAACTGATAGTTAAAGACGCAAGCGGTACGACCATCGGCTATATCCCGATTTATGGCTCAATCACTTAGGAGTAGAAGTCAATGTCTTTCGGTTCAGGTTCATACGGAAGTACTGCTTATGGCGGTAATGCGAACTCCGTCAATGAACAAGTGATTTTCCCGCTGCTGGGGGTAGATCTTGCGCCGGACGTACTCTACGAACGGACAGTCTTCTTCAACGGCCCGGAGGAGTTCTATGAGATTCTGATTCGACAAGGCTCAGAGAATCCCAGCGGCCCGAACGGAGCGGAATACAAGATCTACACGTCTCACGGCGAGGGCGAGACGCCGCAACTACAGGTAGCAATTGGCGGCATCGGCCAGGCAATCATCCCTGCGGCACCAATCATCGTCGTGACTGCGTTTGTGGATAGCGCAATTTGGGCAACAGGTCTGAACTTCTCAATTGTGGGCCGTCCCTATACGCAATAACCGAATGTGTCTGCCCCAACTATCAGAGACTCAACGGCTACGAATCCTGGCGGCACAGGTTCGACCATCACCGTTACCCTGCCGACTCACGCTGCCGGCGATATCATCATCATCGGGATCGGGAACACTGGAAACACTCTCTGGACCGGCAACCCGACAGGCTGGACTCGCCTCACTCAGCAACAGGTAGGCACATCCACTACCGGCCTCTTAGGAACATTTTTCTATCGTCGCGTTCTCTCAGGCGACTCTCTCCCGTTAACAAACCCGGCTTTTACGCTTGGTGCTACTGTTACCCGGGAAGCGATAGCATGGTCAGTAGACGGAGCCAGTGAAGAGGGCGTATTCAGCCTGGCAGCGTGGAATTCCAAGGGCTTCAATACTGGAACCGCAAATCCCGTCAGACCACTATCAATTACCACCCCATCGCCTGAGTGCCTGATTCTTCACTGTTACTTCTCACGAGCAGCTACAGATGCTCCCGATCCTTCCGGGTACACCCAAGACGAAGAGATCATTATCTCAGGGACGCTGGTAGGGAACGGCTCAAACAAGACCGTTGCCGATCAAAACACCGCCTTAACAAATCAGGATGCGTCGCCTACTTCCGGCGTGCGATGGGTAGCCGGAATCATTGCGATTCCTTCGGATGACTATCCCTACTACCGATCAGCCTCACAAGCCACGGCTTCAGCTACCAGTGTGACACCCGCGCTTCCTGCGGGAACTACGGCGACAGATGTACTGGGAAACAAAGACGTCCTGATTGCCACGGTCGAGGGAGCAGGGTCGACCACGTTGTCAATGCAGGATGGTGCATGGACGCTGATCGGGACGTGGCAGACCACGACGTCAGGGGGCGGTTCTACCGTTTCAAAGTGGTGGGCCTATGCTTCCGGCACGCTCAGCATGCAGGCAAATAGAACGGGTTCAGCGGAGATTTCTGCTCAAATCTGCACCTTCTACAACTGCAAACAATCCAGTCCCATAGGAGCGGTGAATGTTCGTCAGAACGCCTCGTCGACCACGAGTACGTGGGATGCTCTGACGCGAACGAGTAATCGATCGATAGTTCAATCAACCTGTATTGCGGATGGAACACCAACCTTTACTTCGCCAAGTGGCTGGAATGAGCGAACAGACGGCTTAGGGATATCAACCGCAGATCAGGTCTACAACGCCGTTGGAGACTCGGCAAGCGCCTCGTTTACTCTTTCTGCTGGGAGTCCCACAGCGGTTGGCCTGGTTGAGATACTCAGCACACCAGTATCCAGTCCCAGCGCATCACCCAGCCCAACACCGTCTGCGTCCCCTTCCGCATCTCCGTCAGCATCCGTTTCGGCGAGCCCTTCGGCCAGTCCATCCGCGAGCCCTTCGGCGTCGCCGAGTGCGTCTCCCTCCGCCTCGCCCAGCGCATCTCCAAGTAGCAGCATCAGCGCGAGTCCTTCGTCCAGCCCCTCCCCGTCGTCAAGTCCGTCCGCGTCCCCCTCGGCTACTCCAAGTGCAAGTCCGAGCTCCTCGCCTTCTGCGAGTCCGAGCGGCAGCGTCAGTTCGTCACCAAGCGCGTCACCCTCGCCGTCGAGTTCGCCTTCGGCCTCGCCCTCAGCAAGCCCGAGTTCTTCAGTCTCAGCGAGTCCATCCGCTTCGCCCTCGTCGAGTATCTCAGCGAGTCCCAGCTCGTCACCGTCCCCGAGCAGCAGCCCGTCTGCGAGCCCTTCGGCTTCACCGAGCGCCTCAGAATCGGCTTCGCTGAGTGCGAGTCCAAGTAGCAGCATTTCGGCAAGTCCAAGTTCATCACCGAGTCCCTCGAGCAGTCCAAGCGCCTCACCATCAGCCTCTCCATCCGCGTCTGTGAGTGCTTCGCCAAGTTCAAGCCCCAGTAGTTCTGTATCCGCATCGCCTTCGGCAAGCCCCTCGCCATCGAGCTCTCCGAGTCCAAGCCCTTCGGCTTCGCCAAGCTCATCCCCGAGTCCCAGTTCGTCGCCCTCGGCCTCCATCAGCGCCAGCCCGAGCAGTTCTACGTCCGCATCACCTTCGGGATCGCCTTCCAGTAGCCAGTCAGCAAGCCCTAGCGCCTCTGTGAGCAGTTCCCCGAGCGGATCGCCATCTGCGAGTCCTTCTCCAAGTTCCAGCCCTTCTGAGAGCGTTTCTGCGTCAATCTCAGGATCTCCGTCAGCGAGCGTAAGCGCGTCTCCGAGTGGCTCCGAATCGGCTTCTCCATCAGGTTCACCCAGCACCTCGCCAAGCGGGAGTCTCTCTGCATCTCCCTCTGGCTCCGAGAGTGCTTCCCCGAGCGTCTCTGCAAGCGCGTCACCGTCGACAACCCCATCGGCGAGTCCGAGCGCATCGGAATCAGGCTCACCATCGGCTACTGGAAGTCCTGAAGACCCGTGGACTGTAGAGAAAGATGGTTATTTCACCTTCTCATTGACTGTAGGGGGTGAGTTCTAAATGGCCTTTGCAGTCAGAACAGCCGGCGTAGCCTCGGGAGGCGCATCCTCTGGCACTGGTGACCGTACCGCTACCTTCACACCCGCCGTAGGCGATCTGGTAGTCGTCTATTGCTGTGTCGCGGCAAACGCCAACGATACCCCTACCTGTTCAGATAACAATGGCTCAGGGACTTATGACCGCATCGACGTGATGAACTTCGCGATCGCGGGGCTGAACTACCGCATGTCGGTATTCATTCGCACCGCGTTGATGGCGAACACGACGTCGACAGTCATCACGGTAGCCACGGGATCGAATACCTCAGGCACGATCCACGTTGTCCCCTGCACCGGTGTCAGCAAGCTGGGCGCGAATTGTGTTCGCAGCAAAGGATCGGAAAACAACCAAGCGGCAGGAACAGCGGCGCCGACTCTTAATCAGGCAGCGATTACTACAAACGGAACCTTAGTTGCGCTGGGAAGTGCGGATACAACCACCACACCACCAACAAACTGGACTGAGATACTTGATACCAGCCAGTCAAACGATACAGTCGCGTTAGAGTCCGCTTCTCGAGCTTCGGGTTTTACTGGCACGACGATCACCTTTGGGGCGGCTCAATCGACACAGTTTTGCTCGCACGCGATGGAGATTGACATTACGGCCATATCGGCCAGTGCTTCTCCGTCAGCATCTCCAAGCGCAAGCCCGTCTGCGAGTGTCTCCGCGTCACCTTCCGCAAGCCCGTCGGCGTCAGTGTCTGCCTCACCTTCATCGTCGCTGAGCGCGAGTCCGTCGAGCAGTCGGAGTGCCAGCCCTTCAGCGTCTCCCTCGAGCAGCGTATCAGCGAGCCCGAGTTCGAGTCCCAGCCCCAGCTCATCGCCTTCAGCAAGTCCGTCAGCTTCACCCAGCAGTTCACCGTCTGCTTCCCCTTCAGCCAGCCCGAGTTCAAGCGTGAGCGCCTCACCATCTTCGTCACCGAGTCCATCGAGCAGTCCTTCGGCCTCGCCTTCTTCGAGTCCCTCAGCGAGCATTTCAGCGTCGCCCTCGGCTTCGCCAAGCAGTTCAGTGAGTGCCAGTCCGAGTACGAGCGCGTCGGCGTCCCCGTCCGCGAGTCCATCCGCGTCGATATCGGCATCGCCCAGTAGCAGCCCGTCTGCTTCTCCGAGTTCGTCATCTTCAGCGTCCCCGAGTCCGAGCGCCTCACCGTCAAGCAGTCCATCCGCCTCTCCCTCAGCCTCAGAAAGCGCCAGCATCTCAGCCTCTCCGAGTGTGAGCGTGAGTAGTTCTCCCAGCACCAGTCCTTCGGCTAGCGAGTCGGCTTCACCATCGGGATCTGAGTCAGCCTCTCCAAGTTCTTCACCTTCGGGCAGTGAGAGTGCGTCTCCGAGCAGTAGCCCGAGCGCATCTGAGAGCGGTTCGCCGTCAGGGAGTGAAAGTAGTTCACCCTCTGCCAGTCCGAGCGGTTCAATATCGACATCTCCAAGTTCGTCTGCATCAGCGAGTGAGGGGCCGCCAGAAGACGACGCCTGGCTACCACATGCGCGAGTCAGACCAACCTACTTCACCCTTGAGTCAAAGCATGAAATCACAGGGTTTGCGATAGAGCATGAAGGCGGTGGGGAATTTAATGTTCCGCAATAGAACGATTTCGGCTAACATGCGGCGCGATGGCTGACAATCTCGTAAAGTTCAAACCACGTGACAATGGCGACGTGCTCACGGTCAAGCCTCGCTCAAAGTGCCAACACCACAGTTTCGAGATTGACGAGGAAGGACGCACGGTTATGTGCGTTCAGTGCAACGAGTATCTTGATCCAATCTTCGTGCTGTTCCGTCTGACGGAAATCTACAGCGACAGGGATTACAAGTACGACGCCATTCAGAAGTTCGAGGCTAAAGAGGCTGAGCGTCGACAACGAGACTACGAGCGCCGTATGGCGAAGGAAACCAAGCGGCAACAAACCTTCGCAAAACAGCTACAACCGGGATCGGAGGACTAAGCCATCGACTTCGTAGCGGGTGACACAAATTCAATCTTGAGCGTGGTCTGCCGTGACCAAAACGGCACCACGATCACCTTAACTGGCTTCACTGTCACATTACGCTGGCGCTACTTACCCAACGGAGCAATGGTCAAAAAGGTCACAATGACCAACGATGACCAGACTGCTACTCCCGGTCAATGTCACTATCGCTGGGCTCCAGGTGAATTAATCGCTCCAAACATCTATTACGACGCTGTAATCCGAGAAACATCATCAGGAAGGTTTGTTACCCAAATTGATGAAGTAACGCTGGCGATTCGACCCAAAGCAGAAGATCCGGATATCAGTTCCAGTCCGAGTTCCAGCCGTTCACCATCGTCGAGTCCAAGTCGCTCTCCGAGTTCATCCCCGAGCGGATCACCTTCGTCGACGCCGAGCAGTTCACCGAGTCCGAGTTCAAGTCCATCGTCAACCCCGAGCGCGAGTCCAAGTCCTTCGGCCTCGCCTTCATCGTCAACTTCTGCGAGTCCATCTGCTTCGTGAGCTATGCAAAAGACGAGCTTCTTAATCCCCGCCCGCAATGAACCATACTTAGCCAAAACCGTCGAATCAATCTTCGCCAACTGCTCCAAAGATATCGAAGTGATATGTGCGTTAGAGGGATGGTGGCCGGATAATTGGGACGCGCTGGCAGATCGCTTTCCGGGGAAACTCATCACAGTTCACCACGGACAGCCACACGGGATGCGGGGATCGATAAACCAGATGTCGAGCATTGCGTCCGGCGACTTCCTCTGCAAGCTGGATGCTCACGTTATGGTCAGCCCGCAGTTTGACGACACCTTGAAGCGAGACTGCCCCAGCCGTACCGTGATGGTCCCACGACGTTATCGCTTGGATCCTGAGAAGTGGGCCATCATCGAAGATGGACGACCGCCAGTGGACTACGAATACCTGTCAGCACCGGATGGCAATGGTGGCGGTCTCAAAGGGCGAGTATGGGAACAAAGGGCGAAAGACCTACAACACGACACAATCAGCCCGACCATGCTGGCGCAGGGAAGCGCGTGGTTCATGCCTCGTGCATACTTCTATGAGCTTGATCTGATGGACGAGGCAAACTATGGCTCGTTCTGGAAGGAAATGCTCGAGGTGGCGCTTAAGGCGTGGCTTTCAGGCGGCCAAGTATTGACTCACAAGGGTTGTTTTTATTCTCATTGGCACAAGCCCAAAAGAGGCTATTCAATGCCTTCTGAGGAAGAACAAAAGGCGCAGGCGTTTAGTCGGAAGTGGCTGACGGATGAGACGGGATGGGCCAAGCAGACACGATCCTTCCGAAGCCTGATTCAACAATTTCAGCCGCCGGGATGGCCGGCAGAGTATTATCAGTAGAGTTTAGAGAGAAGGGGACGCGACATGGAAATAAAATTCACGTGGAACGACAAAGGAAAACCGCCAGCATTTGTAGACATATTGTCACACGACAGGCGAAAGCTGGCTGATTGCGAACTGCGCTTTGATGACGGACTGTTCGCGGGACTCAAAGTTCAGGGCTTCACGATTTGGGAGCGCACCAAAGAGCGGAACGGATTACCAATTGGAAATCTAAGTGTAATGCCGCCCAACTTCCGCGAACGAACCTATAAGGGAGGCCGCAGTTCTGTGGCCTTCATCCGGCCTATAGAAGATGATTCCTATGATGATAGGTGCTTACCAAAAGGCCCGCTCGCTACCACAATCCTAGAAGCGTTTAAGAGTTTCCGCACGGAGCAGCGGGGATCACAGTTAGCTGAACACGCAGACGATACAGCACGCGGCGAATGGCTCGTCTGATGTACTTCCCGAAGTATTCCCAAAAAGGTGCGTATCACTGGCGCGATTATGAGCGTGGCACCAAGTACCGTCGCCATGCTGATCGAGTCGTCCAGTGGATCGAAGAATCCTTTATCCTCGACATTGGCGCTGGAGACGGAAAGATTACCTCGTTGCTCTGTGCTGCCGGGAAGAAAGCCTATGGCATCGACAATGAGATAGAAGCGGTTCGATTAGCAGGAGAAAAGGGAGTCTGCGTTTCGCTGATGGATGCGTACAAAATTCCTTATCCTGATGGATTGTTCGAAGCGGCACTTATGGCAGATGTGCTGGAGCACTTTGAACGGCCCTTAGAGGCTCTCAGAGAGGCGAGAAGGGTCACATCCGGCTCTTTGTATATCTCTACTCCACCAAAGCGGGCTGACGGGAAATTGACTGATAAGTATCACTATGTCGAATGGACTCCCGAAGAGTTGAAAGCACTGGTTGAGGGGGTAGGATTTGAGCTTGTAGGAGAGATACTTGTGATCGCAGAAGAGAAGACTATGTATGCCCGCTTCAAGAAAGTCTAACCGTCGCTGAAAGACCACATGGAGACCCGTGCGGTCACAAGATAAGAAGGGGACAACTGAAATGAAGAACGATCTGACGATCATCTACTACACATCAGACTGGCTCGAGGAATCTAACCCTCGGTTTCTGCTCAACACGAAATACTGCCTGCTGCGGGCAGCCAAAGACATTCCGATCATCAGCGTCTCGCAGAAGCCGCCCCATGAGCGCGATCAACTCATATACGCTGGTGCTAAAAACATCTGCGTCGGAGAAATAGGCCGCTCACACCTGAACATCTATCGCCAACTTTTGATCGGCGCCAAAGAAGCGACAACGCCCTACATCGCCACAGCAGAAGACGATGTTTTGTATTCACCCTCGCACTTCAGAACACATAGACCACCCTTACGCCGCTTTGCTTACGATTTGAACCGCTGGGGCATAAACACATGGGTTAAGCCTCCAATGTTTGGCTACCGAGCAAGACCCGTTGTAAACCAGTTAATCGCTCCCCGAGACCTGTTGATTGAGTCACTTGAAGAACGCTTTCGAAAGTTCAAAGACGTACCCGATGATCAGATACCGATCAGCTTTTGGGGCGATCCAGGCAGATACGAGAAACAACTTGGAGTCACAGTGCGGGAGATTGAATGCTTTGCCGCTCCTGAACCTTCAATCGTTTTCAGCCATGAGCACGCCTTTGGTTATTTAAGCCGTGGACAAAGGAAATCTGTGGGTGAGTTTCCGCGCACTGAACTGCCAGTCTGGGGCTCGGCTGAGAAGATTATGGAGTTTTGGAAGCAGCCTGAATTGGTGGAGGTCTAAATGGCGAACGCACGTCGCCACTGCAGGCATTGTGGAAATAGGGCCGCGCTCCAAAAGGGTGGAGGCGCAAAGAAGGGCCAATACTACGTCCGATGCAAAGACTTCAACTGCTTTAGCGACTTTGGTGGCGGCATTAAAAGCCTAACGTTCTATCCCACGAAAGAGGAAGCGGAAGAGGCTTGGAACAAAACACAGGATGCCTAACTACGAACTCTCAGTAATCATCCCTGCCCGCAATGAGATGTTTCTGCAACGCACCGTTGACAGTGTGTTGGAAGCCCGCCGCGGAGATACTGAGGTGGTCGTATTCGCGGACGAAAGTTGGCCTATTGCCCCCGGCCTGAAATCTCACCCTGACGTAACGCTCATCAACTATTCGAAAACAGTCATAGGTCAACGAGCGGCCATCAACATCGCCGCACGGCTATCTCGCGCGAAGTACATCATGAAGTTGGATGGTCATTGCCGCATGGATGAAGGCTTTGACGTGAAGCTCGCGGCAGACTGTGAGTATGAGGACGTCATTGTTCCGAGACTCTATAACCTGTGGGCCTTCGACTGGAAGTGTAAACGCTGTGGACTAAGAACCTATCAGGGCCCAAAACCTACCGTCTGCTCGGCCTGCACCAAAGAGACCGAGCACATCATGCGGATGGTCTGGGAGCCGCGCTGGAACCGGATGACTGATTCAATGAGGTTTGATTCGGATCTTCACTTCCAATACTGGCGTGACTTCTCGAAACGCCCTGAAGGCCAACCCGAGATCGCCCCAACAATGAGCCTTTTGGGGGCATGCTGGTTTCTGCATCGCCAACGCTATTGGGATCTTGACGGCAGCGACGAAGCACATGGCTCATGGGGCCAACAAGGAACGGAGATCGCGTGCAAAGCGCAACTGTCTGGCGGCCGGCTATTAGTCAACAAGAAGACCTGGTACTCGCATGTGTTCCGCACGCAGCCAGGTTTTCAGTTTCCCTACGCGATTTCGCATCAACAAACAGAGCGGGCTCGAGAATACTCCAAGAAGTTTTGGCGTGAGGGCAGATGGTCAAAAGCCGTAATGCCGCTCTCTGCGCTTGTGCAATCCTACTGGCCTGTTCCGGGCTGGACTGAACAGGATCTCGAGCAACTCAAAGCGAGCGAGAACGGGCGCCGTACTCAATTCGCCCTTGCCCAGGTAATCGAACGAAACCCAAAACACGTGGAGAGTGCTCCTGATACTGGATTAACAAAAGGGATCGTCTATTACACTGAAAATAGATGTCGAGAGCCGATCTTCTCAGCCGTGCAAGAGCAGTTGAAACGGGTTACGAATGGACATCAGATAGTGAGTGTGAGCCTGAAACCGATTGACTTTGGAGATAATTACGTCCTCGGTCTGGATCGTGGCTACGTCACGATGTTTCAACAAATCCTGATGGGCCTCTCACAGTTAGACACTGACGTCGCGTACTTATGCGAACACGACGCGCTCTACTCGGCAGAACACTTCGCGTTCAACCCGCCAAGAAACGACACCTACTATTACGATGAAAATGTGTGGCGTGTCTCTGCTCGAACTGGTCAAGCCCTGTTTCACTATCACCGCTCAGTGTCCATGATGTGCGCGAATCGCCGCTTATTGCTCGATCACTACCGAGAAAGACTGGCGCGGATCGAAAGGGAAGGCTTCAGCTATCGTAATGGTTTTGAGCCTGGTTGTCGCAGGGTTAGTCACGGCGGGTATGACAACTTCGAGGCTGCCTCCTACTTCTCCGCGCGGCCCTGTATCGACATTCGGGACCACGGAACCAATCTCACACGAACGAACTGGCGGAAGGAACAGTATCGCAATCCCAAGTTCACGGCCGGGTGGACTGAGAGTGATCGCGTAGAGGGCTGGCCGGGCATCATCAAAGACCGCTTCAATGACTGGCTGAAAGAGATTATGGGCAAGTAACAGAAAATCGGGCTATACTGCGCCCCGATGCCAAGCACGTCCCTGACCATCGTAAAGCGCCGCGTCATCTCGATCCTGATGGCGAACCGCTTGAATCCCTACGCTGGCACCATCCCCACACCAGCAACCAACTCTCGGTATCAATCAACTACTGAAATAGAAGATGCAGCGTTAGAAGCTGATGCGATCATCGTTCAGGCAAGAATCTCCACTCCGGGAGATCCTTATCGAAATACGTGGGTATCATTCACTCCCGATCTGGCGCACGCATCGCTGATACCGGCGCATATTGGCTCTGTGGGCGGCGTTGAGGTCAAAGTAGGCTCTGTGTATACCCCGGCACGTTTTGCAAGCTCCAAGGCTGAAATACTCGCCATGAGAGCACATCCAGCGTTGTATCCTGATGCGAAGAATTGGGTTTGGATCGAGAATTCGGAGCTGTACCATAACGGAGACTTCGCGAGAGTCTGGCGATCAACGTTCAGCAAGTCAGCCGCTTGCCAGAGCCCCGAGCAGGACCAAACGGCAGTAATTGCTCTCACACTCGGGTCGTTAGCAAAGGATGGATCGGTTACACCTGAGATTTACGATGCCGGGACGAAGTACGGTATGTGGTATATCCAGTCAGTGATCAAGGGGCAGTCAGTGAGTTTACCGGAAGTCGAACAGATTGAGAGCGCGTTAGCAGCATGAGTTCCCTGAACGCATCAGATATCGCTGAACTTGTCAGGCGTCGTTTCAACGGGCCTGAAGGAGACGAGCTTCGCTACATCCCCCTTGTGGATAGTGCCCTGCGTCAACTGGCCTATGACGTAGCCCGAGATCCACAACTGCGAAGTTGGCTGTTCACGCCTCGCTCAACCACCACAGTTACACTTGATGCGGATGGAGTAGCGGATCTCTCGACTCTGATAACGTCTCCTCGGATTCTCTTGGAGTGCTTGCGATACGGAAATATCTACCCGCCCACCAATCCCAACTACTCTACACAGCCGACGCGAATGATCGAAAGCGCTGGTCAGGGTCAGCTACAAGGAGCCTATGACAGCCTTGTGTACAAGTGCTGGCTGGAGGGAACGGATCTCCACACGCGATCAGGGGATGGAAATGTTACACCTTTGGTGGGTGACTTGGAGTTGGAAGTGAGCTTTTGGCCCACCCTGCCAGTGTTACCCGATGCGTTGGTGCAGAAACTTGTGTGGGGCCCGTACTGGAGTGACACGCCGATCTCAGAAGCGAAGGGCGCGGCTGCGTGATATGGCAAATGATGACAACGAGAAGTGGAGCCTACCTGCGGTACTGGATATCAACAAGAATCCGGCTGTCAGGGAACAAGCGGCTGAACTCCGTAAACAACTAGAACCTCGGGCGGTCTCTCCCTTTGCTCGTCTCTCCCCACAAGAGTTTGCTCGTATTCGAGCTCGAAATCGTATTCCTCACTTAACCTCTGCTCTCCAACAGGTCGAACAGGAAATCAAAGTCAATCGGGGAGTTGTCTATGGTCGACAACTTCAAGAGGCACGGGATGCTCTCCGGGCTCGACTGGCTGAGAATCTCGCTATCCTTCAGAATTTCGCGCTTGCTGCCGAAATCCATCCCGATCCACGTTATCGACAAGAGTACGCCAAACAATTCCGCAAAGAGGTGACTTCCTAACTCCCCCAAATGAAACTAGACCACCAGCCGCAGTTGAGCATGTTTGCGCAAGTAGGCCGCGGCACGGTCGGCGATCTCGGGGCTATCCTTCCACGCGCCCAAGACCATATTGCAGTGCCCGCAGAGCAGACCCCGAACCGCGCCCGTCTGATGATCATGGTCAACGTGCAACGCGGTCCTGGTAGGCTTTCGCCCACAAATGGCGCACTTGTGTCCCTGAGCCTTAAGGGTGGACTCGTACTGCTCAACCGAGATGCCAAAGAGCTTCCTGAACCGACTATCCCGCAACATACGTTTCTTTTCTGGGTCTGCGTTATATGCCTTGCCGTGCTTGGCTTTCATGGCCTTTCCTCTTTCAGATTGTCGGTACTGCCGGTGTTCTTCGACGCACCGCTCGTAATGATCCCAATACCACTGTCGAGCTTTCTGGCGACCACGCTCACTGTGTCCGTATTTACGGTGGCGGCGCCTTTCCTTCTCAACGTTGCGGCTTCGGTAGTCTCGGTAGGCAGCCCGTTTTTGTTCGAGATTGCCAGGCTTGGCAAGGTATTCGGCACGTCTGGCCTTCATGCAGTCTTTACAGTAATTCGAGAGTCCGTCGTAACGTCCCTTACTCCTATACCAATCCGCTGCGGGCTTAACGGTGCCGCATCGGTGACATCGCTTTTCAGTTACAATAGGTTCGGTCAGGGCAAGTTCTCCTTGCACGAGAATGAGTCTTGGCAAGGCTCGTTCGGGAGACGCTATCTCTCGTTCGAGCCGTCTATATTTTAACACTAAATGCGTAGGGTGCCACTCTCAAATCACGAGTTTACTAAGGGGTTCGCTGATGGTGTGCCGCCCCTCAACGCGACCTTAGAAAACACCTATGCCCGAGGCAGCCGTAATCAGATCATGCAGGGGGATGGATTCTGTCTGCCGTGGCAGGGATTGGCCGGTCAGGGTGACAATACGGGCACGCGGTTGATGCGCCAGATTCTCTCGACGTGGGGTGGACTCCAAGACTACGCCGTAGGCTCAAGCCTAATTGAGGGGAAGGGCAGCATGTTCTCCGACATCGGCAAGAGCATGTGGTTTGTTGGGAGCGGACGGCCCAGTCTCGAAGGAATCGCCCTAGCCGCTGGGGTCTTTGCCTCAACTGAACTTCAGGTCTCAATCGCCCGGAGCGGATTGTATTCAGCAGCCTTCACTTTTGACGCTGGCCTTCCACAACCCAGCACTCCAGACGTCGGCATTATCTCAACGCCTGGGTTTGGCTTTACCGGGTTTATCGATGGCCCTATCTCCTGCAAGATTGCTCGTCTCAGATTGACAACAGGGGCACGCTCGGTAGCTTCTCCTACCTCAGCGGTGATCTCCCCTGCTAAGAAGACTGTTCGGGTAACTTTCCCGCTACCCTCAGTAGGACAAGATAACTGGGCGGTCTTCTTTACTCAATCAGGCTTTGGCGGGGTTGGCCTTCATTATCGTGCTGCTTACCTGTTATCCCTCGACGTTCCCGAATCAGCCGTTGCTGCGGGAGTGATTGATGGCGTTTCTCGCTCACTTGAATTCGACTTCAAAGATGGGGATCTGGTTCCTGAAGTCGCCTACATCGACGACTATCCCCCGCCGGCAGGAACACATGCAGTTCGATTAGCAAATGTAGTGTGCGTACTCGGTGCTTATGGAGACTCCACGGCGCCGGTTACAGCTTCGGATCCCGGTACAGTTGGAGCGATTTCCCTTCCAAACTTCTACGAGTCCTATAAGCCTTCAAATCTGGTCTTCTTCCCTGAACAGATTGTTGATGTACTTGCCCGTCCAACAGATGAATACGCTTACGTGGGACACCGAAACTCCATCACGGCCTTGCAGTATGTGGGAGTGTTAGACGGTCCTGCGGTCGCGGTGTCAATGGTATGGCCGGATATCGGGATAGCCAAGCCTCATAACTGGTGCCAGGTTCATGGGCTGCTTTATTTGTTCCAAGCCAAAGGCGGGCCAGTGCGAATGATGCCGGACGGCTCACCTGACTACTCTTTTGCCGCCCCAGTTCGCAGGTACATGCGAGACTGGACAGTTGAAGAGACGATAGTAGGCTCGCATCCCGATAGTCTCAGTGTGGTTTATTTCAATGGCCGAGAAGCCCTCTCATGGTCGTTACAGGCCCAGAAATGGTCTCCACCTTGTTACTTTGAAGATGTCTGTGTGGAAGATCATCCAATTCCAAGTTCGAGTCCGAGCGCGTCTTTGAGTCCTTCTGCCTCTGTGTCGTCGTCGCCCAGCTCGTCGGTGTCGGCGTCTCCGAGCAGTTCCATCAGCGCCAGCCCGAGTACATCACCAAGCAGTAGTGAGAGCGCGTCACCCAGCACGAGCGAATCAGCATCTCCGTCGTCGACCCCATCGGCGAGCCCTTCGAGTTCGACTTCGGCCAGCCCCTCCCCGTCGAGTAGCCCATCGGCCAGCCCGTCAGCGAGCCCGAGTTCATCAGTCAGTAGCAGCCCGTCGAATAGTGGTAGCTCGTCACCGTCGCCTTCAAGCTCGCCCAGTGCGTCGCCATCCGCATCGCCAAGCTCGTCGATCTCTGCTTCACCCTCCGCTTCGCCAAGCGGGAGTCCGAGTAGTTCAGCTTCAGCCAGTGCGCCCCCTGATGACTTTGACGAGACTAATCTGTTGTGGCGGATTCGAGCAGCCGATATCGTTGGCCTTAACGATGGCGATCCGATCACTACGTGGTTAGATACCTCAGGTAATTCACGAGACTGGTCTGCGTCCGGTCACACGAATAAGCCCACTTATAAGACCAATCAACTCAATGGGCATCCAGCAGCCCGGTTCGATGATAACGGGTTACAGGAGTACTTCGACGGTCCTAACCTGAGTGGTGCAGGTTTATCCGAAGTAGATCTTTATATTGTTGTCAAGGTTGATGCCGATCCTGCGTCCAGTGGTACCGTGGCGGGATTGTGGAACCTGAACAGCGCCAACTATTCAGCAGCGCTTACGAATTATCCAAATACCAGCGGAGTTATCAAGATGACGGCACTCCTGCCATCCACGGAATCCTCTCTTGATAATGACCCGACTCCCGCATTGACATCGTGGCGACTGCTTCGTGTAACTGCCAAGACGGGAACAAACAACTACTCAATGGATCTGGATGGCTCCAACCTAGCAACGGGCACAAAAACAACTCTGACATTTCCCGCAACGACGCATTTAGGTCGCAGCGTTAGTAACTTAGGTTCTACATGGATGAGAGGCTATGTGGCAGAGTTCTTTGCTTTTAGCGCCAAGTGTGGAGCGACCCAGCTAGGCACAATCCATAGCTATCTGAACAGTTTCTACGGCTTCTCGTTACCTTAAATGGCCATTATCGCCTCTGACACTTTTAACCGAGCCGATAATCCTAGTTCGCTGGGGTCGGCGGATACTGGCCAATTGTGGGTGCGGGTGCCAGTGGACGGCAACGTCTCACCGGGGGACCCTTACGGGATTGTCAGCGGAAAGGCGTTCTGGAATAGAGACGGATCGGGAATAGCAGGCGATGGTCTGGTAGTCTTGGAAACCGGATTTCGTGATCTACTTGCCTCGGTCGATATCATTGACCCCACGGCCGGCGGGCACATCAACCTACGCAATCAAGGGATCGTGATTCGTTATGTCGACGCTCTGCACTACGTGTTCCTCACCTTCTATGGCGGTAACGAGGGAGGCATTGGCAGCGGTTTTAGGTTATATGTGGCGGATGGGGGCGCAGCGATTCACAGCGGGCCAGATTGCTTCTTTACTCTGTCGCCGGGAGACACCATAGGAATAGCCGCCTGCGGACAAACCATCACGGCATATGTGAATGGAGTCATTGCAACCAACTATCCAATCACGTTTTCTGATGCTGGCCCCTCCGGACCGGCTTTGTCGCCAACGCTCTTGGCTGGAACAAAGTGCGGATTGCAGGCTCAGGGCGGCGTCATCAGCGGCCCGCCGTTTCAACAGTTTGATAACTTCCTGGTCGAGACAAACGATGCCTGTCCATCAAGTCCTTCAGAATCTGCCTCACCTTCTGCGACTCCGAGTGCAAGCCCATCGGCTGAACCCTGTACGCCTCCTATCGGTAGAGCTATTTCATGTGTAAATGCTCGTGGCCGATTGTTTGTCACGCTGGCCAATGATGACTTCACCTCTCAGATCGCTTATGCGTGGCACGAAGGCGCTCAAAGGATGCCGATTACCAGTGTGACCAACTGGAAACGGGCCATGAGAGCCTTAACCTTACAGGAACTGGATGTAGCGTTTGAGACAGACAATCCCGATCCTTTGAATCCAATGATCGTCTCAGTACATAGAAACCTGAGAAGGAACTATGTCAGAGATGCGAGAGTAAATGCGGGATCGGATCGAGTGGATTCACTCACCGCACAGTTTGACTCCGACAACATCGGAGACATGGTAGTTGTATTTGGTCAGAACATCGGAGGAGACGGTGTTCACTATATTCTTGGTCGCATAGCTGAAACCGCATCGCCGAGTTCTTCACCTTCGCCCTCGGCATCACCATCTGCATCACCTTCGGTTACTGAGAGCGCGAGCCCATCACTCAGTCCGAGCGCCAGTCCGAGTTCAAGTCGAAGCGGTTCACCTTCACCGTCTCATTCTCCGAGCGCCTCACCTTCTGCCAGTCCTTCAAGAAGTGGATCAGCAAGCCCGTCTGTTACTCCTTCGGCCAGTCCGAGCGCCTCGCCGAGTTCGTCGCCCAGCTCAAGTCAAAGTGCCAGTCCGTCAGCTTCGTAGTTGTGATAGTATGCGGCGCGAAAGGGGACGAAGATCATGGCGAACAGTGAGGTCGAATGCGCCTCCGACTACGAATCGAAGTCGCGGGTGAAACGAATTGCGGCACAAACGGGGAGGCAATATCCCGACATGGCCGACAAGTTCAAGGCCATCGAATTACGTGCCGAGCATCAACGGCTAAAGGACGCGGTAGTTGAGAAGGTAAAGGAATGGCGCGAGTTGCGGTTGATGCAAGCGGGGACGCGCCGAACTATTGGGGAGTTAATGGACGTGTTGGATTCGCTGCTATGGTTCGAACGAAAGCACAATACTGAATAATGTCAGAAAGTGTTCGCATAGTTGATCCGATAACAGGTGCTCCAGTGCTGGCTCAGGCCACACTTCAGAACTGTTTCTGTCTTATAGCAACGCAGATATTCGAGTATCCAATTCCCCGTGAAGGACAGCAACACACTCCACCTTTACAGGAGGTCTATGTAGATGAGGCGTTAAGTCATGCGATTGGATTTAACCTCTACACTCATGCAAGAACGGGACAGATCCTTGCTGTAGAGGCTTTGGGAGTAGGACAAGAAGCAGCAGTGTCAAAGATCACTTAGATGAGATTACTCGACTTGTTTTGTGGTGAGGGAGGCGCGGCAATGGGCTATTCGCGCGCCGGCTTTACTGAGATCGTTGGCATCGATATAAAACCACAGCCGCGGTACCCGTTTACATTTGTTCAGGCAGACGTGTTACGCCCTCCATTTGATTTGTCTTACTTCGATGCCATCCACGCGAGCCCTCCATGTCAGCCCTATTCCGTACTGGCCCACCTCTCATCTGCCGAACACAGACAGTTAGTTCCAGATGTCAGGGCCTTACTCGTTAAAACAGGGAAGCCTTACGTCATAGAAAACGTGCCGGGAGCCCCGCTTGTTAATCCGTTCAGACTGTGCGGCAGCGTGTTCCATCTGGAGACATCAACGAAGCAGCAACTCAGGAGACACCGCATTTTTGAAAGCAACGTCGGCATCCACTTAGTGCCTCCGTGCAATCACGTTGGCACAACAATAGGCATCTTTGGGGATAAAGCTCGGGACACCGGGGCCGAGAAGCGTCACTACAGTCGAGATAAGAACGAACGCGGCCAACCAAACGGGATCAAGATCTCACTGGCAGAAGCCCAAAGAGCGATGGGCATTGATTGGATGGGTTTCAAGGGACTATCGCAGGCGATCCCGCCAGCCTACACAGAATGGATCGGTAAACAACTTCTACAGTACATCCAGTGAAAAGTGACGTTCGATTACGCCAACAAGTAAACCGACTCCAACTGGAGTTGAATGACCTTTCAGCCCAACTTGGCGGCAATCAGATCCAGCCCCCAACACTTGACTCGCCTTTTCCCACACTGACTCCAATAGCTCCGGTTGCCCCACCTTCGGCAGTTAATCAGGTGAGGAACGGCGAAGCCGGACACAGCAACGATACGTGGTTCAATCCGCCTCCCGGTGCTCCTACAAGTGATGCGGGTAAAGAGTGTGCGTGGTTTTTTACCCACGATCCCCCGTTTAGAGGTCAGATACTCGACTTCTCCATCAGCCCAGCGAATCCAAACAACCACACCTTAAAAGCCTTCATTAACGATGGTGGAGTGCATTCGAACTACAACGCACAATACTGTGATTGGGACCGTGCTGAGGGGGTTATCAGGCTTCAGGGTGACAAGACACTCGACGCTCCGTTACCGAACAACCGCGTAGTAGTTCCAAATCGACCAATAGACTTTCTCGGCTGTCTCATTGCCCTGCGAGATGACCGGATGGTTGTACCTCAACCTTTGAGAATCTTTGCGGGCTTGTGGGATGAGGTACTTGGAGACTGGATCGCTGGTGCAGCCCCGTTTGTCGTCAATCACATTGTCCGCGGTACGCCTTCGGGAACCACTGAGAGACGCTACCGAATCCTTGCTCACACCGATCGAGGGTTCAACTATCTTTCCGAAGAAGAGATCGTGACGGATGCGCCTTCGAATACGGGGTACTCAACTTCAGACGTTCTGCTTTCATGGCAGTCAATACCAGGCATTCTCGAATACAAGGTCTATCGCCATGACGTTGTGGCTGGAAAGTTCAGGTTACTCTCAGAAATCGGCTCAGGAGCAAACTCCTATGTCGATAATGGCTCGGTACTGAATGACGATGTAGGGGGATATCCGCCAAGTACAACCAACACTCCCCGCGCCTATGTCGCTACTCAATCTCAAGACTTGTTGGATCTTCCTGTTGATGGTGAACCGTGGGCATCATTGTTTCTGAACATCCCTGTCCCTTCGGACTACGATTCAAGCACAACTGCGGGTGAACAGGTACTGCGGATCGGCATGACCGTGCCTCTTGATCGGAGAATGACCGATGCGAAGGTGAATAACGCCTCCACCAACCTCTTCTCAGATAGTGCTGTTTTCACCACATTGGACGTAGGACGTGCAATTGAGGTCTCAGACGGGGTAAACACACTCCCGACTACAATCGCGGCTCTGGTGGACGAAGAGAACGTGACGCTCAGTGCTCCGTGGGGCTTCCCTAACGCGGTGGATGCGACTACTTACATAGTCGGCGGGGGAGATCATGGTCTGTTAATCGATGCTATTCACCTATCGTATGTTTCAGGAGCAGCCTTTGCTCCAAACGCAGATGACGTCAACCGCTTAGCGAATGGGGGGCAGAATCCAATCACAGCACCAACCAGCTCAAGTCAGGGAAGTGCCGGTGGTGGTGGCTCAACAGGAGGCGGCGAGGGTGGCATTACATTCTTTGATGGTAGCGGGGGCTGCGTCGCCCTTGATTGTCCAGTCAACGTGCTCATCGGCAACGGCATTGAAAGTGTCATCTGGCAAGCCGTACAAGTAGGCGAGACGCTGTTTTCTGGGAACCTCAGACCTAATCGGGTCTTGCGGAAACCGGTTCGTAAGACCCTAAGCCTCCAACTGGTGCGAATTAAGGCAACGTGGCTCTATGATATCGAGGTTCCCTGCTCGCCCGCTCACCCGCTTTTAACCAATTTTCTTGACTCACAGGGCAGAGCAGTTCAATATCTGCGCCGTGGAGATTCTGTATTAGTTTCAATCAATGGCCATGTGCGGAGGAAAACAATCCGACAAATCATCAACACAGAGATTGCATGCGAGGTTGGGACCTTTAGTCTTTACCCATCGCACATCTACAGTGCTGGACGTGTACGTTGGCGAGGCTGCCTACGAATGTTGATTGGTCGATTGTTCCGTAGACCGGTAGTTGGTGCTCTATGTCACAACAAGTCTCTGATTGAGTTGTAGGACGAGGAGAAACCCCCATCTCTAAAAAACAGTCGCCAGATCCAAAGAAAGAACAGGCAACATCACTTGCCGCCGTTCGTCAACCATCTGTCGGTGAGGCTGCTCTAACCTCAGAAGCAACCGGTTTGACGGACTGGATCAAAAAGGGCGATTACACCACACGACCTAAAAACCTCTTCTTCAATTATGCTGATCCAGCCGCACGAGCTCGTAAACGTGAGTTGATGATGAACGCGGGTCCACAAGGAACGGCTGCTTTGGGCATGGGCGGAGCCAATCCAAATCTGCTGGCGCTCAATCGACAGAATCTCAATGATGAGTGGGCCAGAGACGAAGCTGGTCAATACGAATCCGATGTGCAACAGGCTGGATTGAGAGCGGCAGGGATGCTCGGGGATGTCGCAGGACTGGAGAATCAGCGCGAAGGCATGGCCCTCGGATCAACCACAAGTTCATATAATGCCAAGCTAAACCAATTACCGTGGTGGAAAATATTACTGGGGCAGGCTGGGGCCGGGGCGCAGGCCGGTGCTATGGCAGTAGGATCCGACGAAAGAGCAAAAGAGCAGATCTTCCCGATCACGAATGCGGTCGATAAGGCTGGCAAGATCCGCGGCGTCACCTTCCAATGGAACGACAAGGCTCTACACCTGAACCGTGAGCCCGGTAGTCGAGATGTAGGCGTTATCGCGCAGGATGTGGAGAAGGTCTTTCCCGAACTCGTATCAACAGGCAGCGATGGGCTGAAGCGGGTCAACTACAACGGTCTGGTAGGAGTCCTCTTCGCTGCAGTAAACGAATTAAGCGCCAAAGTCCGCGAGTTAAGCAAAGGCTAATGAATGGCCACTCTCTCCATAGTTTCCTTCACGCTGCCAAACTACCACCGCCCTGGCACGACTGCTCGCCTGAAGATCTGGTATTCCCAAAACTTCGTTACGCTTGAAAACCAGCCGATTATGGGTGGGGCTGTCCGTTCGGGGTCCTTCCACGTTGATGAACTCTGCTCGGTAGACCAAGAGACTCACGAGATAACAACTCCGACCTTCTCGCTGCCGACCACTAATGACTCTTCAGTAAGAAACGTTCGGGCCACAGCACTTCTGTTCGATTCCAGCGGGGCGTTTGTTCAGTACCTCTTCACTAACTGGATCATCTATTCCCAATTGGCACCAATCTCGACCTTTGCCGCCCTGGACGCTCTCAATGCTCCGCCTACACCACCTCCCCAGCCGACTGGCATCACTCGAGAGCAATGTCTCGTGTTAATCGAAGAGGGGCTACAGGCCGAGCCTGTCAATGGAACCTTCTCGACAAGTGCCGTCCCGCGGGCTACTGGTCCCAAGACCTTGGTTGATGGCCAAGCGATTGATGACGGTTCTAACTTCAAGATTCAGACTTTGGGTGATTTTCAAGCGGGCGACTACGAGGAAGCTCAGCACGGCAGCTTGCTTTCGGTGAATGACACGCTGGGGCGGGTAGGTCTGTTTGCGGGTAATGGCCCCGTCGAGACCCCTTCGAATGAGTACGCAGGGGTAGCGGGGGTTTGCGCTCAAGCCGATGCGGAGGTGTTTCTGCAGTCAACCGGTTACTCAAACGTATACGGCCATAAGGGGACCACCAGAGTGGGTGATGGCGTAATTGAGCATAATGGCACCTACATCGAAGTGGACGATGTTCTTCAGGTGATCAAGCTATCCAACCTTCCGACTTCCGATCCCGGCATTGAGAATGCCCTCTGGAAAAGCGGATCAGACCTTAAAGTCTCTGCCGGCTAAGGAACTTCATTATGACAGGTAGACACCATGCCGCCACGTCTCAGCAAGTGGCTTTCTGGCAACTCGCCGTTACACTGGTGGTGATTTGGATCATCGCATTCGTTGTACTGCCAGTGGGGCTGGGGTTCCGTTCGACCATCAACTCTTTCACGCTACCGCTGGCCACCACTTACTACGTTCGCACCGATGGTGGCAGCGCTTCTCAATGTACAGGCTTAGTTAATGCTCCTTATCCCGGCTCCGGTACTGGTCAAGCATGTGGGCTTGCGTCACTACCAGCCGCGATTGCTGCTGCTTCGTGTGGCGACACAATTCGTCTGAAGAACGGGCAGATCTTTGACTTCGGCTCGCCGGTTGCTCTGAATAAGTCCTGTAGCGCCAGCGCCCCACTTGTCATCAGCACTACAGCAGACGGACTACTGCCCGCTGGCCGAGTAGGGCCAAGTGATGCCCCGAATATGCCCCGCTTGCGAATCACCCAGCCGACCGCCTTATTTACAACCACGCTAGGGGCCGCTTATTGGACCTTGGACGGCTTGGAGATCACCGACAACCAGACGGTTGGACTCTCTCCGTACTTCCTTGACTTTGGGGAAACTGGCGGAACCCCAAACCACATGACCGTCCAACGCTGCTACATCCATCCTAAAGAGCCAACAGGTGCCGGGGGAACCTGGTTTCATTACGTCAAACGAGCTATCCAGTTTGAGGGAAGTTATTTGACGTTCAAGTGGAACTACGCCGCGGGCTTTGAGGGCTTTGATCCGGGCCAGCCAGGCGTGACGGACACATGGGAAGTCTTGCTGTCAGTTGGAGGTCCGGGCCCAATCCTGTATTACGACAACTACTCAGAAGCCTGGTATGCGTCCATATTTACCGGGGGAGGGGGTGGGCGACATAATCATCTCACTGCGAGTTCAAACGCCACGCTATCATCCGCTACGGTAGCGAGCAGTGCCAGTCTGGCAGCGGGTCTGAATATTGCCGTGCGACTGAAGACGCGAGGTGTATTTAATGGATCTTCTACCTTCACACGCTCGAGCGGGGAAGCGATCTCATCAGTCTCTGTCGCTACCGGTCAATTTGGACGGGGCGCGATTTTGCACAATGACACGACCGGCGTTGAGTATGTTAGCGGAACCGTGCGGAATGGCGTCTCGGGTGACACTTACTCTGTCGTTAACCCGCAAAGTGCCCCCTCGGGAACTTACACCCTCTATACCTACTTCGCCGTGCATGTCGACACTCTCGCTGGCAATGTGATCACCTACACACCCTACGGTCCGGATGCGCTGGTTCAGATTCCAGTCAATCCCGTCGAGTTCGTCTGGGCGTTGGACTATGAGCAGGGTAACGTGATGGATATCACTATCCAAAAAAACACGTTTAATATCGCCCCCGCATTCGCCACCTACATGCGCGATAACTTTGGCGGTCTTCCCAAAGGTTATTGGGAGTTCAAGACTGGCAAAAACGTCTTAATTGACGGGAATCGGTTTACCGGCTTTGGTGCGGCTGTGGCTATGAATTCATTCTCACAGGCCGGCTTGGCGCCCTGGATTACAACCACCAATGTTATGGTGAGTAACAACCTCTTTGCGCCAAGTCTGCCGGGGGGAGTGGTGTTCAACTTCCAGATGACCGACCCTTATCACAGCAATTCGGTCGGCTCTGGATACATCTTTCAAAATAATCTGGTTACTGCGGGCGGCTATGAGAACTTCCTGCAAATCTCAGGCGGGAATGATTACCGGGTCTATCACAACACTGTCTATAACAGCGTGGCCAGCACGACTTATCATGCCTTTATCACTTTTACCAACGAGAGCCCGCCAGCGTTGGTTTCAGGTTTACTGCTTCGAGACAACATAGCCAGTAACCGGATTTACGGGCTGCAGTGCCTGGCTGGTGCGTTGACGAACTGTGTCAGTGGTACTACGACGATCAGGTCGAATGCCGTAGTAGATGATTCAGGGGCTGGGGTCAACGGAAACTCATGGGGCACAGCTTCCATCCTTAGCCCAATTTACACTAGTTTCAACTCCGTGGGATTTACCAACTCAGCGGCTGGCAACTATCGGCTTTTGAGTACGAGCGCCTTCCATAATGCGGCCAGCGACGGGTCGGATGTTGGGGTAAATCAGGATCTCTTGGAATTCGTGCAGTTGGGCGGTTCGGCCACCCCCACCCCCACTCCGACGCCTACTCCCAGTCCGTCACCGTCGCCGAGTGCGAGCGCGAGTCCGAGTCCGTCTCCGAGTCCGTCTTCTACGGCGACCCCGACTCCCACCCCAACGCCGAATCCGTCACCAACCGCGACTCCCTCGCCTTCACCTGGCTCTCTACCGACGTGCAGACCGAGTCAACTGATCGGCTCGCCGGCAACTTGTACCTGTACCACGAAGGCTATAGGACCACCTTCCGCGAGAAGGTGTCGGTAACTTACCAGACTGACCAGGCGGGTTTATTTCTCTTCGGCAGCGGTTCGAACGTGGTGCGGAGATAGACGAATTCATATCTCAGATTGAAATAGCGGCCATCTGGCCAGTAGATACATCCACCTTTCATGACCTCTTTCCCTTCTTCTTGGAATTGAATCCTGGACATTTACCACAGCCACAGCCAAAGGATGCCCTGGCATGTTGGTTTGGCCTTATATGTGCCCATCGTGGACAGCGACAAGTAGCACAGCGAACACGCCAGCGAGGTTGGTTGGCGAGGCGTTCATAGAATTGAGTCTCTGATTCAGTTATCACGCCTCATCCCTTAACAGTGGATTCTCTGCATTAAGTGCTTTGTACTTCTCCCAAATTGATTGTAGTTCACCGGGGAGCCACTTATGCGTTTGATCGTTCTGGCGCATTAGTTCGTCAATTACTTCCTGACCAAACTTCGCCAGCATGAATTTGTAGTAAACAACCACATGCCCCTGTCGTCCTACGTTGCAGGAATAGCACTGAGCCCAACACCCTCGCTCGTCGAACAGGTTGGAATTCAGGCGTCCGCGGATGAAGTGCCCAGCATGTAGCCATTTCCAGTGAGATGAAGCACCGCAGGTGACGCACTTGTTAATGCCCGCTTCGTCCGCCCCTCGGGTACGGACCCACAAGGAGAACTCTTTCCACGCCTTCTTCTTCCACTGGCCGGTAGTGAGGCGCTTCTTCTTCGGCTTGTGCTTGCGTGCTTTTGACTTCAGAGACGTTTTCGGGCTCAGAGACGCCTTACGGGTCATCCGAGACCGCTTTAACGGCTTGTGGGTCAAAAGAGCTTCTTCGTACGTGCTCAGGTTGAGGCTCATTGGATACGCTTCCAGTCGAGGATAAGGATCCCTTTAATTGAAAGCCCGCTTTGTTTTGCCAAGTCTCTGATTAAGTCTTCCACGTCTTCCTGAGTCTCAATAGCCGCTCGACGTGTTGTGAAGGTATGACCAAAGCCTCTGTTTCCGGTGGCAAGATCGGTTATCAGAAACGGCACGTAATACCTGAACTTCTCATCTCCCATTTCAGTTATGTCCCCTTCTCTACGATATCCAAATACGCTTCTATGAATGCTTTCGCTTGCGGCGCACAGAGCGCGTTACCCGCGCCCCGCAACAAACCCACTCGTCCGGTAATCCCATGAGCCAAAGGGAAAAGGCCGGGTTTAGTTGGCCGGTACTTCCCGTCTTTGCAATAGATCCATTCTGCGTCTCGCCAGAAAGACGAGCCGCCGTCTGGAGAGTGAAGTATCCGCCGTTGTTCGTCTCGCTCGGATTGGGCCCGCCCTCCGCATTCTGACTCGCGGGCGTTGGCCACGCGCTCAGCATCACTTGATCCTCTAGTCGAGACTTGTGGTTGTCCGCCCGGTCCATGCTCCCTGTCGAGTGCCCCGCTTCGGTTGATCTCGGTGTCGACCATGCCGCTAATTGAACGAAGTCGTTCAGGTCGTTCGAGCGTTCCGGGTTGAGGGCCCGCTTCGCTTGACCGCCGCCCTCCGAGTCCTGAAAGTTCGGTGTGGGCCACGTCGCCAGCTTCGCCGTATTCTCTAAGCAGACCTGAGCCTTGCTGCCGTCTGGCTTCTTGCCCGTTACCGTTGTTCCCTCTGGCTGTGCTCTGCCGCCGTTCGGCGTGTTCGGAGTCGGCCACGGTGCCAAGCCCTTCACACTCTGTGCCGTCAAGCGGGCTCTTCGTTCCCCGTTGCCGCGATTCGTGCTCATGTTGGGCCCGTCGAATGTCTGAGGCGTGGGCCACGAAGTACATTCTTTGTCTAACGTGCGGCGCGCCGACGCCCGCAGCGCAGGTATCGATCGCCCCGATGGCGTAACCCTCGTTTTCCAAGTCAGCCGAAACAACGTCGAACCAAGCGAGTCCGTCTTTTGACGAAACTTGTTCGCCAAAGATTGCGTGAGGCGCGCACTCTCTAATGAGCCTGAACCATGCAGGCCATAGGTGACGCTTATCTGAGAAGCCTCCCCTTTGCCCGCTTGCACTGAAACCTTGACAGGGGCAGGAGCCGCTCCACACGGGAGAATCATCTGGCCATCCAGCGTTTCTAAGTGCATAACTCCAGACTCCAATGCCGGCGAAGAAATGGCATTGCGTGAACCCTCTGAGATCGTCTGGTTTAACTTCTTCAATGCTTCGCTCATCAACTTCGCCTGGTGCTATCAAGTTCTCTTTGATCAACTCTCGGAGCCACGCCGCAGCAAACGGATCATTCTCGTTGTAGTAGGCGGTCATGGCGGGCCTCCCGCCACATGTAAATCAGCATACGCTTTGTACGCTTTCTTAACTTCTTCTCTGGTAGTAGTACCCTCAATAAATCCGGCCATTGCCAAATCAAGCCCATCTTGAGCGGTGCTGATTTCTGGAGTATCTCTGGCCCAGTCCATTGACTTTTTAGCTGAGAGAGCCTTCATAGCCTCACTGATGGTTTTGAATATCTCGGAGCGTCGGGCCAGTCGATCGGTTTCGGTCTTCTTACTTCGTGGCATCTGGTTGTTTAAACTTAGTCGAATTTCCAGTGAATGATCTCGCCCTTGAACGGTAGTCTGCCCTTCCAAAACGCTTTCATTTCCGTGAAGTCCTCAAAGCCGTCAAGACGGGCTAACTTCTCGCGTTCGTCTGTGCTCAACTCCTGCTCAGCAACCAGAACTCTCACAGAGTGCTCACACGAAATCTGCTTACAGGTGCATCCGTGCAGAATCTCAATCGGCTCAATCTTAGTGATTGGGAATCGGCCCAACAAGAAGGACCACTTGGTCCGAAGGCCGACGTACAGATGCGCGATGTTACCAACCCTATCGGGCACCTTCCTTGTTGCTCGGATTGTGTGGCGCTTTCTTCCGTCAAGTATGAAAGGCGCAAATCGTTCCTTGAAGTTATATAGTCCCATCGTAATCAGTATCTCCGCTCACTCATTGAAATCAATTGGTGGCGCTACCTCGCCCCGCTCCTGTGCGTAACTTAAATTTGCCGTCTCTTGGTAGAGGTTATCAAACCTCATGGATCCCGGTGTCCATCTAAGGCTGACTACTTCCGTCGGTCCTTCTCGCTGTTTGGCGATAATCAAATCGCACCTGTTTTTTTCCTCCTCAGCCAAAGCCTCGCGCTGAATCGCCGTCATGTAGCGATCCGGTCGGTGCAGAAACGCCACGACATCGGCATCCTGTTCTATTGTTCCTGAGCCTCGCAGATCGGCTAACTGTGGTGTGTGGTCTGAACGGTCCTCTGGCTTACGGGATAACTGCGATAGAGCGATCAGCGGACAGTCCATCTCTTTGGCCAGCCCTTTCAGGTCGTGGGAGATTTCCGTCAGTTCAAGGTTTTCAGATTGATACTTACCTTTCGTGCCACGCATCAACTGGAGATAGTCGACGATGATGAGGTCAAGTTTCTTTTGCTCTGTGGCTAACCGTCTGGCTTTGGCCCTCATTTCGAGAATGTTCATTCCCGGCGTGTCGTCGATCGATATCTTGGCCTCAGAAAGCACTCCCAACGCTTTGGCTATCTCTGCCCACTCAAGACGCGATAAAAACCCGTTACGCAGCCTTCTGGCATCAACACGGCTCTGATGGGCAATCATCCTCGTTACCAATGATCGTTTCGAACTCTCAAGCGAAAATACCCCTACTACGGCGCCGGCCAACAAGGCGGCGTTCTCTGCCAGCATGAGAGCAAATGAAGTCTTTCCGACTGAAGGTCGCGCGGCGAGGATGATCAGGTCCGAGTTCTGCAATCCCGAGGTCAGCCGATCCAGGTCGACAAACCCTGTCGTCAGACCGGAGACAACGGCTCCCTTGCCAGATTGTTCTTCAATGGTGGCCAGTAATCCTTCGGCAATGAGCTTTACGCCTTCGAACTTGCCGCGACTGGTGCGTGAGTCTCTCAGACTGAAGATCCCCTGCTCTGCACGTTCCCCGATGACTTCCGGCTCGTCTTCTTCAGCTAAGGCGTCTTGTGTGATTGCATTAGCCTTCTTGATTAGGTTTCGAAGGTAGGATTTGCCGATAACCACTTTGGCGTAGTGAGCCACGTTCGTTGAGTGCGGCAACCCATAGGTCAGGTTGGTGATGAAACTGATTCCACCCACGGACTCCAGGGCGTTCTCTTTCTTCAGTTCCTCGCCGATCAGAATCGGATTTATCTCGGCACCTTTTTGAAACAGAGCCATCATTGCTACGAATATCCTGCGATGGGATGGAATATAGAAATCCTCTGGCTGAAGCACTTCGGCAGCCTGGGCGATTAGTCCGTTATCCAACAGGATCGCTCCGAGTATCGCTCTCTCGGCCTCTGCGCTGTTCGGCAGGGACCGCTCAAAGGGCTGGCTGCCAACGATATCGAGAGTCACGCAGCGGCCCCTTGCTCATGGTGGTTACAGTTGAAGGCGTAGTCGATACCGTCGATTTTCTTGAGGTAGGTTCCCAGCCCTCGGCATTGTTTGCAGTTTTCCTTGACCAGATCGGGCTTACTCTTGACCGGACCGGTGTAGGGCTGCTCGTGGTACTTACCGTTTCCGTTACCTTTTCCGTTGACCTTCTCGGGAAATACCCCCTTGTATCCGCCGGCCGCTGCCTCATTGAGTGCGATGGTTGCCGTCTCTTCGTCGAACTTCGCGAGTTTTAAGTACAGGGCTTCGGTCATGGTGGGCGTGAGTGGTGACTTCATCTCGTCTTTGACCTTCGCATATCGGTCAAGGGCGCTAATGAATGCGGGGCCGTGGAATGGCGGATCGATGATGACCGGAGGCTCTGGCGGCTTATAAGACTTCCGTTTAGGTCTGCTATCTCTTAGATCTGTTAAATCAACTAAGGAACCCGCGCTCGCGCACGTACTCTTATTATCCGTAGTCCCTTCAGCCGTAGACGGTAAAGGAGCCACGGTAGCCGTGGTCTCTTTTTGGGCTACGGCGGAATCCTTGGAAAATTCAGGCTCCTCAAAGACTTCGGTAATATAGTGGATGGTGCCGTCCCGTTTACGCTCCATAGTGCGCCTGAGATAGCCAGCATCCTTAAGTTCTTGGATGATGCCAGCTAAAGCCTTCTTGCCGATATGTCCCTGTTGCTGGAGATCTAAATCCTTCGCCTGCCACTTGCTGGGCTTGCTTAAGACGTAGAGAAGCAGGCCGCGGGCCTGAAAGCTAAGTGATTTGTTTTGCGCGAGTGAACGGTTGACGAGTGTAAACTTCTTGTCGGCGGAATGCTCAGACCTTCGGATCATAGGGATCTCCAGAAAACAAAACGACCTGTTGAATCGCGTCACGCTCTTTGCCCGCCCTCTCCGGCCACCGAAAGAATCCAGATCGAAGCTAAGCGAAAACGCGACTCAACAGGTCGTTTCGGTGAAAGTATAACCGGGGCAAAACGGTATTTGTCAAAGCGCAATCTGGATTATAGAGCATCCGTAAATTCAATCAAGAATTAAATTGTCCCTGCTTGAAAGTGAGAAGAAATGGACGGGCTTTTTGTCGTTCTCGCTAAGGCTAGCCCGCCTCCGCCCTCAGATCAGTTGGGAATGACCCAACCCCTCCCTTGCTCGAAAACGGGGCAGTCAGATTAACCGACCGCCCCTGCTGCTACACGGCTGATTCTGTCAGCCCGGATACGTCGTCAACTCCTTCGTCCGTTTTGATTGGCTTTCGGCTATCGACCACCGGTACGGCCCACGGCGCTAATCTGTGACTTGGCGAAAGGGAATCAAACGTCCCGCCTTGGCAGAGCGAGCCGCGCGCAAGCGAATCCCGTTTCTTGCGACCGAGCTTCAGGGTCTGACGTGCCCCACGGATTAGCACTGTTGCCATACAGCGCTTAGTCCGATTTCTAGCCTCTCGCTCGCGTTTTCCAGTCCGATTAGTCATCCTTGTTTTAGCGGGTTATCTCATGTGCCTACTAGACGCAATCGCCTGAACTGCCTACAGGCTTCGTGTAGCCATCCTGAAGAAAAGGTATTGTGCGGAGACTTCTTCTAAGGCGTTCCGTAAGCACCTTCGCTCGGTGTTACCAGCCGAGCGAATCTCCGCACAATGTCAAAAGGTGGCGGTTTCTTTCCTACCGCCAAAGTCAACCACGTCACACGGCCCCTTTGGGCAAGGGATCAGCCTATCCCGCCTCCGTCGTGGTCTGGGGACCAGAAGGTCAAAACAACAAAGCCCCTTAGTTTGGATGCCTGGCGCTGTGGCAAGCGGCTGCTACCTCTAAGAGAAGAAGCGACAACGAGTCCAGAGCACCCAAACTAAAGGGCTTCTATTCGCGGTTGCTTGCCACTACAACCAATAATTTTCAAAAGAGCGAGCGAATTATATCCGATCCAATAACCGAGTAAAGAACTTTCTCACACGGCGCCACAATCTCTTTGGCCAGGAGTGCAGATCCGAACGGTACTCAAAGCCTCTGACCGCACCACGAAGCACTGAACGGGGAAGTTTACCCGGCATCCCGTCCTCCGCAGCAGTGCTTGGAGAGGTAATCTGAGACGCGCTCGATCATCGTTGCTTCCAGCGTCTCGTGGCTTGCGGCAGTGTTTTGGAAGACGGTACCAACGACCTCTTTAGCTACATCCTGCGCTGGAGTGGATGGTAATGTGGAGCAAGGTTCGTATCGGTGCATCGTCCGCCACTCGGTTGAGAAAGAATGAATCGGATCGTCTTTGTCGAGTCCGCACTTGCATCGATCATTCACCGGATCGGCCTTTGGTTGCGCTCCGTATTCAAACTCATTCCACTCTTCATCTGTACCGTGAAAGTTTTGCAGTCTGTGGGCGCGGGTTTCGTCTATCTGTCGCTGCGTAGTTGCTGGTTGCGCTACTAAGGGAGCAGGAGCGGCAGATTCGACTGATGCGTCTAATGCGGCCTCGGCTTGCACGTAAGATTCATCGCAAAGTCGGCAGACGGTTAGATCGAATACGTGCTCGCCCTCGTGACGGCCACGCTCGCGGATGAAGGTTTTGATCGCTTCTTCAAACTGTAGCCGCTCGCGCAATACCTGATCAATGAATCCGTTGACGACTTCCTTACCGCTCGTACCGCGCTGTCGCAGGATAGCCTCGGCTTCTTCCTCGGTGGGCCACTGCTTCCCCGCCTGTTCAGTTGCAGCGCTCTCGGTTGAGGCTGTGGCGCATGTTGCTAATTCGACCGCGATTGCATAGACCGCATCAGCGGACCAGTGCTTACACGTCAAGCAGTCGTTATCTGCGATCCGTGCAACGATGCGCTCTGCTGCTGGCTTGTATTCCAGCCACCGTTGGCCTACAGCGATGTCAGTCGCATAGTCAACCTCTGCTCCACCGTCTTTAAGCTGGGAGAGTAAGTAGTCGATATCTTCAAGTGTGACCGTGCCGACGACGTAGTTCTTTCCGAACCGCTCTAAGTCAGCGTGTCGCTTAACTTGTTGTTTGCGAATCTCATCAACTCTGCTCACGGTGATTCACCGCCCTTTCTTTGCACCCGACGGATCACGTCCATGATGATCACACCGAGTGCACCACCAAAGCCGAACCCCATCAAGAATCCCGCTAGCCAGTTATCCCAGCTCATGTTTGTTCACCGCCTTTCACTTCGCGCTCGTGTCTTACAGGTTCAATATACGCAGCGTCTTGAAACGTCTTTAATCGCGGCTTGGCGAAGACGGGCGGGTAGGGCAGACTGAATGCGATGTGCTCAGCGTAGCTTTCAAGCATGTGTGTGATTTCGTCTTCGCGATAACCGCCTGACGATAAGTGAACGCCAACGCTGGCCCAAAACAAAAGTGCTCGTAGATCGTCACTGACGACGGTTGTTAAATCTTCTGAGTTAGCGGATTCAATTTCATCGACTTTGCTCACGACTTCTCTCCTTTATCGCGGGACTTGGCCCACTTACGCGCTCGGCTCATTGCCGCGTTCAGCGTCGCAGCGTTTCCTAACTCCAAGCCGCCCGCGTTCACGCTCACCACAAGACCGCCGCTTATAGGTCGGTAGTCGTTGAACTCTATATGCGGACAACTACCGGGAAACATTTCTCGCAGTTCTTTCAACGCTTGCTCAACTGTTAGTTCCCCTTCAGTAGCGCGGGGAGCGGAGACTAACGCCGTGACACGCTCGAACACGTCAACGTATTGGTCATCCGTTGCACAGCCTCGAATAGGCCGGAGCGCTTGCCTGATCGCCTTGTCGTCCACTGTAGCGCGGGGGATGCGTAGCTCGACTTCGTTGATAAGCCATGCTAGATCGTTAGCTTTGACCCTATACGTTGCCGATTCGTCTGCGGTGCCGCTGTAGGCTGCTTTGATTTGCTCTAGCCGTGCTGGAATTTCGTCCACTGTAGCGCGGGGAAGGTCTGCACGAGTGTTCCAGCGCTCCTTATCACTGTTATTGACCCGCACGCGACCTATCGGATCGCCGTGAATAGTTCGCCAGTAGCAGATGGGTTTGTGTGTAATTAAGCTGCCCCACTCATCCTCGGTGTCCGTAGTCGTGCCACACCACGGACACGGCTTCAATTCCGCTTCCGGTGGTTGCGCCTGTGGTGAATCAGTAGTCTTCAATTGTTCATCGTTTAGCATTGACTGACTACTCCTACGAAAGTTCTGCGGCAACGCCAAGAGTGGGCCACTTGGCTGTCTTGCCTATGGGCCATCTTTTCTCTGCCCACTTAGCAATCTTTTGGACAATCAATCGTCCTTCGTGTTTCCATTCGGCAGGGTAGACTTCTTCCCCGACGCTATCCATTAGGATGTCTCTATAAACAAAGCGGACGTGTTCACCCTCGTAGTTGCTATTCATCTCGGCTTCAAGATGCTCGTGAAACGATCCGGCGTCACCGTATCCACCCCAGCCTCCCTCGGGATGCGCATTGCCACCTCCCGGTAATTCGTCCCAATAAACGAAACGTGGCGGTCTGCCTCGTCGGGGTCCTACGCCTGCGGGGTAGTAAGCGCCGGAGGTTCGCTGAGATAGGCGTAGTCCGTCTCTCCGCTCCCAGTAGTACCCAATGCCACCATGTACGGTAGAGCGATATTCCCACTCTTGCCATCCGCCAAACTCATTGAATGCGTTCTCGGTTTTAGTTGCCATTTACTCCAATCCCTTCCACCGTTGCGGTAACGCTTCATCTGACTCAGGCCACGCTTTGTGCCACGTCCAATCGTGAAACGCCCACGCCCAAAGCTGACCGTTAGACAGGCCCACTAGACCATGCCCTGCAATGTGATGGAGTCGCTGCCACAGGTTGCGTTTAAGTTTTCGTAAAAGTGTCAATGTCAATTCCTTCCGTCGAATCCTGGCGCAAAGACAGCAAGCGAATCACTCGCGTCGTCTTCAATATCGTGACAGCAGCAGTCGCACAGGCGCATCGTGCAGCCATCGCAGTTGTCGGCCTCGCACTCTGCTGACTTCTCAAAAGCGTCGTTCAGTTCAGCCTCGTTTAGTAGCATCGGTATTCTCCTGTCTGAGCACAATTAACGCTCCAAACACACCACATTGAATTGCAAAGAGAACAACGATCAGCAGGTCATTCATGAACGGCTCGTTTAGCATCGGTGCTCTCCTGTCTGATAGGACCGTCAATCGGGCATTCGCAATCAGCGTTAAAGTTGTTATCGTTAGCGCAGCGCCCACCGTCTGTGTGGCTTCGGTGGTCGCCGTTACTGCATGGGACGCAAAGCATTGGATCTCGATTCATCTACTCACCCTCTTTCCCGCTTAGTGCGGCGCGAGCGATTGATACCGGACAGTCGCATTCGAAAGGATCGTCATCGTCGTTATTGCGGGCGTATCGGGTAGCACACGGACTCATTACGTGCTCGCCTTGTGCAATTTGTTCCAGCGCCTCCCGCAGTCGATCCCTCTCTGCAATTAATGCAGCCATCAACACCGGACCACGCATGTCAAACAGATAAGCATCAGCTCCGTTGGTGATCTTACCTTTCGGCGCAACCTTCGTTAACAACGCTCGCGCCTCATCGCTCGCCGTCGCCTGTCTATTGCTCATTGGGGTTGATCCTCGAAGTTCTGAGACACGCCGCACTCAGCCGTGTCGGGATGACAGCACGTATCCGCAATGCAGTCGCACTCCTGCCCGCATTCTCGGCATTCATGCGCGGGCGTCACGTAGTTATCTTCCTTGCCTTTGTGTAATGCGACGATCTTCTCCGCAAATTCATCCCCGGCGGTCGCTTCGTATTTCAACACGTAACTTCCGGGGCAGTCGGGTTTGCGAAAGAACAAATACGCCTCCCAATCGCCGATACGATAGTGAGATAACAACCCGAGCACCTCGTTCATGAAACCGTTGAGATCATGATCGAACATTGCCATTGCCTGCTCTTTACTAACTGTCATCACTCATTCCCTTCCCGTGCTGCCTACCTCGCCTTACTTCTGAATGAATCCCGTTTTCCAAACTTCAATCCAGGGACGCCGATCGCGTGAAACTGTTTAGCCAGTCGTTTATGCTCCGCAGCTTTGAAGTCCAGCACTCCATGCCATTCGGGATGATCAGCCAGCCAGCGGAGGTAAGCCGGCAGATCTTCAATCTTCTCTACATCCCATATCTCGGCCACATTACTGGCTACAGTCTTTGGTTCTGAGGCTGCTAAAGCCACAGATCCAGGCATCATGGCGGCTACTTGCCGGATCTCATCTGCCTGGTTCATTAGTTTTTCAGCCGCAGCGGGAGTCTTGAGTTTGGCTGCTCTTTCCTCGAGCTTCCGAGCTTCAGCCTCTTTTCGTTCTCGATCTTCACGGAGTAGTCGTTCAGCCTCACGTTGGGCAGCTTCGGCCTTTCTTCGTTCTTCGGCCCGGTAAGCAGAGAGCTTTTGCTGATAGATCGTGACCGCTTGATTACGGGCATTAATCGCCGGCCGAAAGAAGTCCATCCACTGCTCTTTCAGGGCATCCAGAGGACGGGTGAACTCCATTCGTTTATCGTTGATCTGCTTTGCTTCAGCCTTTAGTTGAGCCTGAATAGAATCGGCAAACTGAAACTCAACCTCAGATGAAACAGTGTATTCCTGTGCGGCTATCAGAATTCCATCTGAGCCTTTGGCAATAGAAGTCACTTCTTGAGGCACAGTTAAAGCTACTTCAGTAGGTGGTAGTAGTTGAGGTTCGGACTCAGCGTTGACCATATCGATCGCCTGATCCAGTGATACTTGCTGAAACGTTGGCTGCTTCATTTCGATCTCCTTAGTGCAGGGCTCTTCATGGCGGCTGACGTAATCTCAAACTCTTCAGACGTGGCGCCCATCAGACCGCCCGTCTCAACCAACTCTTTTGCGCAGCGTAGCGGATCGCTTTCGTAATATTCTTCCAGATCTGCATAGGACACAGCGCCGGGAATCGTCATGCGGACAGTGATTTCCAAGTCCATGATGGTATCGCCAGCCATTTATCGACCTCCATTGGTTCTCAGTAATTTGTGTCGGACCAACCAATTGTAGCTATTTAATAACGAGATCCACGTTGCTTCATCGCTTCTTTCATCGTAGATCTTCATATCGTAGTAGGGCTCTTTCGGGATTAACCTGAGTCCCACTCTCAGTTTGCCGATATCTGGCAGCACATGCCGAATAGCAATTAACTGAGAACCTAACTGGATGCCAGTCGCCGGGGCGTGGGCCGATGTCGCTTTGACCTCAATTGGGCCGGAATCCTTAAACGCCTCCACATAGGCAACCACGTCTGGCTTGACTCCGTATCTGTAAGTCGGATGGCACAAGGGAATTTCAACGAAGGGTTCCCCGTTAAGTTTTAGGACCGTAATCCCCAAATCGTTTTGAGCTCGCTCCCAGCCAATCATGTAGCCTCTTACATCACGATAGCCCTTCGACCGATGGTCCAGATGCCCCTTGACCGACATCTCGACGCAGGAGTGAACGGCGGTGCCCCGGGAGCGGTAGTACTCAAGCTCACCCGGAGTCAAGAAGTTAAATCCAGGCGTACAGCCCATTGCGGCCAGTACCGCCGTGCAGCCCGGTATCTGAACACCGTCGAGGGTGTACCGATGGCTTTCTGGCTCTAGTTCAAGTTCAGGCATTGGCTATCTCCCGCACGGGTGGCAGCGGCATCACGATGTACCCCGGCTCAACCATTCCGCCACAGATCGGCTCCATGTCGTAGAGTTCGCGGTTAGCAAGAGCGCGAAGGCCGACATCGGTAATCCGAATTGACTTAGCACACCGCTTCTCGGACCAACGCCCAGTCTTCCACCAGTCTTTGTGACTGTGCAGCCAATGAAGAAACTCGTTGCTGCCGAGCAATCCGAACACGTAAACCCCATCCCCGTTCTTATGCCGACGGTACTTGTCCCACGGACAGGTCCACACAATCCCCTCACGGGCCACACGTTCCATGAATCGCCACTGAGAATCGCGCACGTTTCGAGCGATCCTTCGCTCCTGTCTTGTCTTTAGCCGCTTCATTTTCACCTTTCGACGGGGTTGGCAATCCAACTTAGAACAACCCTGATGTCACTCTTCTTAACCTGTTCCAATCCGGCCAGCCTTGGAAACCTCGTCTTAAAGTCTGACATTCCTAAAGTGGCATGTTCCATCGACTTTGTCAGACCCTTGATTGCGTTCCCGTCGATCCGTTCATCACCTGGTCCTGCTGGTTCTAGCTGAACCCGTTCTGCTTGGCCACCATTTGCCCTCTGAGCGTTTTTCTGGGCGGTAGGAGTAGGACGAGGCTGGGAAACGGGTCTCTTTGTGTCTGAGCGCGATTCTGAGCGAGAACGGTCATTGTTAGTCAGGTAGCCATCAGGAAGGTCCTCAACATCCTGAGTGAAGATGTCCGATGCCGCCATAGCGGTTAGGCAGAAGTCCACCTGGGCCCGCTTCTTGGCTCGCTTCAAAACCGCATTAGCAGCATCGGCAGGCTGAACCTTAATCTGCTCAATCTTAATCGCGCTCGGTCTGCCGTTGTCCCACTTCCGTTTGTACTTAATGCGGCGTTGATCTTCGGGAGTTCCTTCGTACTCTTCTCGACAGATGGCCTCACGCCAAAGAAACTTTTCTTCCTTGCTTGAGCACTCCCCGACACCAATGCCGGCCAGAGCACCAGTGGGAACGTGACGTCCGAACGCCCGCACTCGGTAACGAACCTCATCCCGTGTTGATAGGTCGGTGATCTCAGGCTCGATCGCAATGCGGAAGGTCAACAAGAGAACCTCTGCCCCCGGCTTGAACAATGTCGGCTTCTGAGTGCCTGGAATCGTGCCGTAGTGAACGTCAGGGCGCATCAGAGTTTTCATGATCTTATGGATGGCCTTGACGCGATCTGAAACCTCTTTGGGACTGAATACGTGGGCATCACTCCACGGCACAATCTCAATATCAGCCCCGCTGACCTTCTTCTCAGGTTGAACTACTTCACTCTCTTTGATTTCAGTTGACATGGCTCCCCTTCTTTTCAAGTAACTCTCGCAGAAAGACAACAGAATCGACTTGTTGGCCCTCAGGGATGAACGGCGCTATCGCATCCCGCAATTCGTCACGTTCGCCGCGGATACAAGCAATGCAGTTATCGAACGGCGCTAGTTGATCGTTCTGGTCGAGTTTGCGATGCACTGCGCAGAGAATCGAGCCGTAAGACTCCCTTATCTCCCCAACCTTCCCGCCAATGTACTCGGCTATTTTCCGTTGCTCAGCGGCATCAATCGGGGCGTTGGCGATAGCCAGATCCGCAACGGCAAAGGTTAGCAACTCATCCAATAACGCCCAAACTGACTTGAAACCATTCGGCATCGTTTTCTTTCTCCTGTTCTGCAATATGAATCAACACACTTGCAGCGTGGTAGCACGGCACCGCTTCTCGACTTGGTAGCCCTGTAGCCTCGTCAATAGGCGGATTCCCTGCCAGGCAATCACACGAAATGAAGGTCTGGCCATCAGGATCCATGAAGACCTGAACGGTGTACTCGTCCTTCACGCGATACATGCCGAGTGCGGTCTTGGCTCCGTCGCTCAAATCGACCGCACTGCCACCCCCACTCCATTCCACAGACGGCTTCTCTTTAAGTGCTTTAGCAACGGCATTCTCCCGCCGCTTGCGCATTTCCTCACTGTTCCAGAGTTCAAGTGGGATCAATTTCTTCTCCTCCCGTTATAGTCTCTCGGCGTAGTTCTCAGCATAGCCCTGTCGCCGCACTTGAAGACGCTTTCGCAACCTAACCATTAACCGTTCTGCGGCAGACTCCCTCTCAGTAAACCTCCTGAGTACGTCAAGGGTGAATCTCCACATCGAGCGGCGTTTTCGGTCTACCAGAAACTTACCCAAGTTACTCATCTTCTAAACTCCCTCGCATTCGGACAGTTGGAATAGTGGGAGATGAACTCCCCAGAACCTGGCGGCACAACCCGATAGACCGTCTTACCACCAGCGGGCACCAGCTCAATGTTTGCCGGGATCTCTTTTGGCGGTCGGCACAATGGATTCGCTTTGTTGGTAGTTTCGTGACGCGCCCAAAAGATTACATGCCCACACCTTGAACACTTATTGTTGCCCCGATCGGTCAGGTACGTGTTGGTGAGCGGCTTTATCCCGGTACAGATGCGCCACGGATCTTCGTGGATGGTCAGTTCTTCAACACGGCCAAACTGAGAACTCAAATCAACCATATCGACCACCCAGCAAGACTCTTTCGATGGATGCGGTCTGATACCTCTGCCGACTTGCTGGTAATACACGCTTAGCGACATTGTTGGTCGCGCCAAGACCACCGTATCCAGTTCGGGATAATCAAATCCGGTTGCCAAGACCCCCACATTCGCACAGACTTTAATTGCCCCCCGTTTGAAGTCTGCCAGAATGGCTTCACGTTCTGCTTTGGGAGTCTTGGCCGTGACGACAGCGCCCCCCAACGCGGTCGCCAGTCTCTCTGCTTCCTGCACAAATCGAGTGAATACCAGGATGGAACCACGCCCGACCTCAATCAGCCGGCGCACTACTTTCTCGAGCTTCTGATCGAAGCCGATCTCGAATAGATGACGCTGGACTGACTCATCCGTGTACTCGGCGCCAGTGGAATTGACCTTCAATCGGTTCTTATTGAATCCACGGACTATCTGATATTCGAGTTTGGCTAAGTAGCCTTCAGCAAACAGGTCGGAGAGCTGCGCGTAATAAACCACGTCTTGAAACACCTTTGGTTTGGTTCGGGTAAGCCACCTGAGCTCGGTCCCATAGGAGTTTGTGGCCATCCTGAAGGGCGTAGCCGTCAAACCCAATAGTCGGGCAGGGATGGAGTCGAAAAACGTCTTGTACATCCCGCCTTTAGCCGAAACGTAGTGAGCTTCATCCACAATGACGTAGGGGAAGTCTTCGAACAGTTGAGCCCTGCTCTTCACGCTTCCAATCGTAGCCAACGTGATTTCTCCTACCGAGCGCCGATTCATTGAAGCCGAATAAACTCCCGGTGAGTATCCGTAGCTTCTGAACTTCTCGAGATTCTGTTCCAAAATTTCCTTACCTGGATTGAATATCAAAACAGGAGCATCAAGCCGTTGGGCGATGTTCGCCAACACCAGACTCTTGCCACTTCCGCAGGGTAGGATTAGAAGTCCGTTTTTGTTGGACCCGCCCAGGAGGAACTCAACGGCACTTTGAACGGCTTCTATCTGGTATTGGCGAAGGCTAAAAGTCATGGTTTTTGAAGTGTGTTATCAGACGCGGAACACAGAGCACACTTACCGAGCTTCGGATTGCCCCTATGACCATCCTTGTAACAATTGCCACAAAGTCTTGACGTGGTTGGTCCGCCTCCGTTAAACGGTTGCTGGCAATGACGGCATATTGGATTCTTAGCCTTTCTTGACATTCGCCCTCTCTTTCTCACACTGAACACACACCATAGCGGTTGGTACTGGTAGGGCCAGACGCTTGTGCTTATCGCAGAGATTTTCCAGTCTCACCCCGTCATGTGGAACCGCTTGTAACTCAGCAATACGAGCGATTACAGCGTTAGTGAAGAGTGCTCGTTGCTCGTCTTCGCCGTCCTCGGAGAGCACTACGCCACCCTCTCGAACAATGCCGCCAAATGCCCATCCCCGACTATCCAGAACATCAAAGACTGCCGCTCTAATTGTGGCTACTCCAGCAAACATCTGCCCTACGTCATTAAGTGTGATTGTGAGTGCCTCTCGGGGCTGTGCGTAGGTATAGACCCCTTCCAAGACGCATTGTTCGCATCGCTTCGACTTTGGCGTGCCGTGACTGCATTCAGTTGTTTTGTTAGTGGTTTCCATGAAATCCCCTTCCTTCAAATCCTCGGGACTGACCAATCTTCGTTCGAAGGTAAACAGTCAGAAAGTCAGCCAGCCCCGCAACAGAGACAGTGAGCGTCTCAACGCTCAGGAAGCCCCCCTACCTCCGAATCTGTCTCTGGATCTTCGGCCAACAAAGTGCGGGCATTCATAATCTCGCTGTGTGAGAACTCGACAGGCCACGATCGTGTTGAAAACCGCGCGTGAGCAATCTTCCGCAACAGAGGATTTAGTTGACGCAGATCCATTACCGCCTGTTCGGGCTTTGTCACGCAATAAGTCTCCGTAAACGTGTCGCTGAGAACCCGAACATCATTCCTAATTAGCCGAGCCATGCAAGCCAGCCGCTGCCACATGAAGTCATTGCCCGTCTCACTGAACGCCGTGGCAATGGCGCACAGGTCGTCAAGCTGCCTTCCAATACGGTTAAGCGCCATGTGGTGTTTATCAACAATAGGATCTATTTCAGCCATCTCTCTCACTCCGATCCAGTTAATCCAACCCAAAAAATGATCACCCACAGGGCCAAGAAAAGGCACAATAGAAAAGCCTTCAACAGTCCTGATTGAGAAGGTCTAGGCATCGGCCATGTCTCCGAACGCCGAAGGGTGGCATTCACAAGTGCATTGGTAGTTCCAGATGCCGGACTCGGGACGCGCAAACCGATGAGTGATCGAACCATTGCATCGGTCGTGATGATGCCCGTCCGCGCAGTCTTTGAACAGGCCGCGTTTGAGATTGCTCTCAGTGACCGTATAGGGCCGTAACTCTGTCTCAGCCGTCATTTCGCCTCCCTTTCACCATGCGGATCTCCAATCGGTCCACCTAAAACACTTCCCGTATGCCAATCTCGGCAGCCTTCACACCAGAATGTTTGTACTCGCTCACCGGGACGTGGCTCCTGCATTTCCGTCAACGGTCGCCCATCATTCAGGTCCGCCCTTGCCCGCTCAACCACGGTTCCCATGAGAGCGTCTTTCTCAACTTTGTCCAGTTCGTAAACCATCATCGCTACCTCCCCCTCACTACTTCAGGTGTAACCGCCTGATTCAACTTCTCACTCAGGTTAGCAATCATCTTCGGCACCACCACCAACCCAAACAACAACAGAAGCACCACAGTGAGTAATAACCGTAATGTGTATTCGTGAAGTACCATTGTGAACCCCCTCCTGCTAACCTAAAATCGGCAATTAATCGGTCGCATCGCCCCGTAACCGCTCGGATATGTCGAATCTCCGCTTCATCTCGCCGCGAGCGTAACGGTCGTACTCGTCCGAACTCATGGTGTTACGGTCTATAACTACAGGTTCCTCGGGGTAGCAGCCTCTACACTGAACGGCATAAACAGTGCCATCCTCAAAAGTCAGGCTTGTCCCAATCGTCTTCGTGAACCATCCGATAGCCCGACCGCAGAGCGTCATAGCGATAGAGCTGTCAAGAACCCGATCTCCGCAAGGCTTCCGAACCTTGTTGACAATGGCGCGGTGGCGGGTATGTGGCCTAACATTCAGCGAGTCAATTTCGATTATCTTGTCTATCTTGTCAGCCATCTCAATCTCTCCTGTTCACTCAAGTCTAGGGCGGATCGGCCAGCGGCGCAGAGACTAGCACCGCCTTTACACCCTGTCAAGAGAATTTCTTACGGGATGTAAATTAAATTTCTTGACACCTTGTAAGTGGTAGGAATATAGTCCCGCTCCGATATGGCACAAGAACAATTCACTATCAGCCAAGCAGCAAAGGCAATTGGTATCTCGCGCCCGACTCTCTACAAGTACCTCGACAGGTACAAACCAAAGAAAGTTGCAGGTTTCCCCGTTTTATCAGCCAGTCAGGTTGAGGCGATTAAGTCTGAGCGCAAGGACAAGGCCGGTAATAACCACAAGTGAGGGGAGATGCCTTACAAAATCTTACGGCTTAACTTAGACGCGTTGCCCTCATCGAACGTCCTCGGTCGAGAGATATCGCTTCCTGACTTCCCTGTGGTTTACGTGATATTCAGCCGCTCTGAGGTCTTTTATGTGGGGGCCACCAAGTCGTTGTACAGGCGATGGAGCGCCCATCGGAATGAGCCGAAATTCGCCCAAACTCTGAGGCGGTCTGATGTAAGAGTTGGCTGGGTTGCGGTGCAGATTGAACAGCTAAATAGCTTTGCCACGGCCCTAATTCGCTTCTTCAACCCTAAGCTCAACGAAAGACCGAACAGACGGACGTACTACCACGCGAACCACGGACGATGGCGTAGACCGAACTACCAGCGCCTAAAGCGGGCCACTGAGCCACGATGACCAACGAAAGAACCCTCAGACATCCAAACGGAGGCGCTCTCAAGATCGGAGTTGAGGTACACGTCAGTGCTGATAGTTTTTGTGATGAAGACACAAAGATATTCGGAACAAGTGCCGTGATTAAATCAACCGTTCGGGCGTCGACTATCGCAAACGTCCAAGTCTTCAGTTCGCAGGTCAGCGTGTGCCATGCAACAGGCTCCGTTATCACAGAATCGCGTTTAGACAGGCTTTTCGCGGCTGACTGCGTACTGGATAGGGTTTTGGTCTGCGGAGCGCCTGAGACGAAAATTGAGCTAATAGACGTGGTGGCTGAGAACTGTGAGCTCCACGGCACATGGAGGCTGGAAGGTAACGCGAGAATCCCAACCGGCACATGGTATCGACCGCCACGTTATTTGCGCATTACGGGTGACAATGGGGTGGATATCGGGCTCACTGAATCTACAGACGGACACGCACTAATGGCCTGTTGGCGCAAACCGATCACTACCTGGCTTAAAGCTGGTCCGAGACTTGGAATCAAACACGGATGGTCCTCAGAACAGATTGAGGCAGCAAAACAGTTCTACGAAAGCTTGCTTGACTGCCCAATGGAAACATAACGAAGGAGATCGAATGAGCGAAAACACTGAGCAAACATCAGACTCGTTAAGAGAAACCATCATGGCGCAGGATGACATCCGTGCCAGAATTGCCCGACAGCATGAACAACTTGACGGCATCGAGCAGGACGTCGGCCCTCAGCGGGCAGATGGTGTCTTCAGCCCCTCATCTAATCCTAATAAACCAATAGGAATGGACTTTGGGACGGCTATTAGCGAGGTAATCAAGGGAAAACGAGTTACCCGACTGGAATGGGCAGACCCCAACATCTACCTCTTAATGTTTATGTGGGGGCAGATCAACCCTGAAGTTCCAGCGGGAAAGTATCTATCAATCCATAATGCAAACGGGAGTGTTCATCCACTCTACATGAGCGATGGAGACCTGTTGGGGGATGATTGGGTTGTAGTTGTGTAGGGGTACGTATTACGTTCTCCGTGATACCGTATTACCTAATGGCTAAAGTAGAGAGATATAAAATCCGTGCGGTTAGGCTAGAGGATGACGTGTGGGCGAAAGTGAAGGCGATGGACTGTTCGCTGAATCAATACTTGAAAGAGGCGCTATTGGGCTACTCCCCCGCCAACAAGGAAGCGCCGGAACCTGACAAGCCTGTCCGTGACTTCTCTCCCGATCCCGAGCCGATAGACAACCGCCCAAAGAATTGTTTCTGTAAGCATTGCGGTGGCCGATTTGCGGGTTTGCGGTACGCGAGCATCTGTCCGACGTGCAAAGCGAGTGGCCACACGCTCACGCCAAACGAATGCCCCCGCTGTGGCGAGGGAACGGGAATCTAAAGAGCAGTGATAGAAAGGGGACAAGTCAGATGAGCGAGAAGCCGAAATGTAGCCAGTGCCATGAGCGCGACGTGTTCAGCAAGGGACTGTGCTCTGGATGTTATGGGAAGAACTGGAGGGCGGCACGAAAGGCTGAGCGTGATGCGGCCATTGCCGAGCAGTTTCCGCCAAAGCAATTAACCAGTGGCGTGACTGGCGATGAGATGGCCGTTATTGAGGGCGAAATAGTTCATGATGGGCCACCGGACCCGCACTTGGTTGCTCTGAATCCAGCACAGATGGAAGCGGCACGTGGCGACATGAAGGCGTGGCTGGAGGACAAACTCACCGTGATCGAGCGGGACATCATCGAAGCAAACGCCGCGTTGAACGAGGCTCGAAAGAACGGATGGGCAACAGGACCGCTGGTTGCCGCCCGTAACCGTGCGGTGGATGATGAGACTTTTTACAACAAGATTCTGGCCGCCGTAGAAGCGGGGCACACGATCATTCCTGACTTCCCTGTCGAAGTGTTCGCCGTGCGACGCGCAGAGGCAGATCGGGAGCGAGAAGTAACATTCAATAACGCCATCGCTGTGAGAGACACATTTCTCGGTGAGGCTGTTAGCCCTGACTGTGCGCCAGCGGGAGCGGGGGAGTATCGCAATCCACAGCCTTGGACCAGCGAGTCTACCTATGAGAACAAAGCGCCTGGCGCACAGGAGCGCAACGAGCCACGCTGGTACACGCGGGGCTATCGCTCAAGTGGCCCAATAGGCCCGATTGTGTTTCCAAGCGTGACTGCCCGTTCCCCGATTATGAGAGCCACAGCCAAAGCGATGAAAGATAAGGTGTTTGACCAAATCGGAGTCTGCCATCCAGTGATAGCCGATACCGCGACCGCCGCTCGGAGAGTGGAACGTAACGCCCGACGCGCAGGCGATCCACTTGTTGTTGGTCAAATACTCCGCAAGAGGATCGGCGGTCAACAGAAGTGCGTCAGCTTCATCATCGCATGGCATCTGAACCTGAACGATCTATGAGACTTGTTCAATCAACTGAAGACTGGTTAGCGAAAATCAACAAAGATCGCGATAATACCGATCCGCCCACGAAAGGAAGGAACCGAATGCAATATGAACGGAGCGCCGAGGTTGAGAAAGTAGCCAAAGGCGTTATCAAAGAGCACTTGACTGACCTCAAGAGCAAAGCCATCGTCTACATAACCCAGGATAAAAAGGACGATAAGACAGGGAATTCAGTCGCACAGATGCGCAAAGGCAAGCCTATCATCGGAGACATCAAACTGGTTGGTGGGCTGAATGCGTTTCTGGCCTCTGGAGAAACTCGCACGGATTACGACGGACCCAGCCCGCTCGCTGTCCTCGTAGTTAGTCGGATGGCATGGGAGAAACTCCAACCCGAACAGCGCAAGGCATGGGTACATCAACAACTCAACCGTCTCGACTACAACGTCGACACTGGTAAGCCGAGCTTGGTTGATTACGATGTTAAGGAATTCTCAGTCATTACCAAACTGTACGGTGCATGGAATGACGATCTTGGATTGTTCCTGAAGACCGCCAAGAGCCATCCACTGTTTGAAGATCTGGATAACCAGACCTTCGAACCAGTAGTTGAGCCCGAGGCCGAAGAGAAAGAGCCCGTGAAAGTAGTCAAGGCTGGCAATGGAAAGGCCGAAGAGGTTGAAGCGCAACCCGAAGCACCGAAAGCTGCCGCGGACCTTCCGTCAATCAAAGACCACGTAGCCAAGAAGCGTAAACGCGAACCAATCGCCAGTGCTCAGTAGTTCGAAACATGCCCCGCTCGCCGGCTACTAAGCCGGCGTCCACCGCCCGTTTGGGCAAATCGGAAAACATGAGCGGGGCATTACTCTCTAACTTTGTACTTCACGAAACGGAGCGACTAAGGCTAATGCCAAAACCGATTAGCGATAAGCCGAATTATAAACGGCATGACGATGACGAGTGGTTTGATGAGATCAGAATCGTTACAGTCCCACGTTACAAAACCAGCGGCATGAGCGGCGATGAATGGCGCTTCTCCGCGAATGTCCAATTGCTTCGCAAGGGCCATGTGTTATTCGAACGGTCGTTTTCGAAGATCCATTACGCCATCGACTTCTTGCCCGCGATTCAGCACGAATACGCTGACATGGGTTGTGGCAGCCAAGACGTTGAGGGCAACGAGATTGACTTCAACCGCTACTGCTTCAATCCCGGTTGCCGTGAGGATGGAGTAGTTGAGTACAGGCTGATAGACCAATTCCACAGGCCATACGGCGACAAGATGCCAAAGCGTGACTATCTCGGTGAAAACCATAGACGCTTCTGCGAGGCACACGCTAAGCGCGGCGACTGCGGACTCGAAGACGCTGATAGCAATTACATATTGATTTCAGCCCCGCCGGGATGGGAGGGCAACGCGGACTTGGGAGCGCAGCAAGCAGAGAGCCCGAGTGCCTTTGCAGGAACCATAACAAGCCTTGATGAATTGCCCGCAGCAATTCAGGAGATACGCAATGAGCACGAAAGAAAAACTAGTGAAGGAACTGGAAGCAAATAACGCCCCTGAATGGATGGTTAAGAACGCTCGAAATGGGATGTATGACGATTTCGAGACCACGCTGCCAACACCGCTCTCCCAATTGGTTACAGATTGCCGCAAGGCCGGACTGGTAGACGTGGCATTACACGCGATGCGTGGTGATTTCGACGCATCTCCAGAAGAAGCGGAAGCTTGGTACCAAAGGGAAGGCAAGCAACTTTTAAGTTCACGAAATGAAATAAAATGATACGATGCGCCCGATGAAGGGTCAGCCAAACCAACCCGGAAAGGAAGTGATTCATTGAAAACCCGTTCGAAACTCTCAGCCGTCGCCCTGACAATCATCCTTGCTGTCTCATGTGGCGGCGATACACTTCTCAAGTCTTTTCGCATAGCCCTCGCTTCTTCTGGCCCTTTGGTCAACTCTCTGGTTGTAGCTGGTGCAATTCCCGAAACCAAAGCCACGGCCATCATTGCCGACTTTGACGCCGGTGCTCAGTGTGGACTAACTCTTCAGAACGACTTTGCGGCAGCGCAGACTCGAGCAGACAAGTTCACCGCATCATCGAAGGCTCTGACGTGCTTTAGGGTGATTATTAATCGACAGAACTTCGCAGCTC